GGGGTCGGGTCATGCCTGCACCGCCCGGTGCTTGCCGCCGTGCCGCTGGGCTGAACGGGCGATGAGAATGGTGTGGCCTGTGCCCACGGAGCCACCGTGACGGCTGTGGGTTGACCGGTGGTGACCGTGCGACACCATCTGGGCGATTCGCGTCACCAACCGTAGAACTTTCGGTGACTGGGCCGTTAGGGTAGCCATTAGCGAGTCCGTACCCTTTCCTGGTTCTGATTCGTTACCGAGGAATGGGGCGCCCCGAACGCTTGCCGGCAGAGGGGCGCCTCTTCGTTTCTTTGATCTAGGTCGCGCTCCGGTCCCGCTTCTCGATCCGGGCCTGCAGACGCTCCAGCTGGCTAGCCAGCATCGCCAGCTCTTCACTGGTGTCGCGCTTGTCCGCCTTGCGGGCGCTGTCCACCTCTTCGATGCGAGTGGCGTTACGGCGCTGAGCGGCGGCAAGCTGCCCGTAGTGGACCTCCATGGCGTCCAGGCGCTGACCGTCCGTAGAGGACAGCTGCGAGCGGTCCGCCGAGCGAACCTTGCGCATGGACCGCTTTGTCTGGCGCAGTCCCTTGAGCTGGTGCTTTCGGGCGAGCCGTTCGTGTTCCTCAGCTCGTACCACTCGGTAGCCCTTGTTGCGGACTACCTCAACGGTGCGGCGGTTGTTGTGCTCGAGCGCCTTCGTGGCCTTGTCCAGGCCGGGGCGCGAGTACGCGCGGAAGTTGAGACCGAGAGCTGCGTCGAACTCGTCGTAGCTGATGACCTGATCAATCTCCGCTGCGACGATCAGGTCGTAGACCCGTTGCCACTGCGGAACTTCGTTCTTCACTTCAAACACTGCAACCTCCGTGTTGTGAAACCCCTGCCGAACCACGCCAGGCCAGGCCGTGCCTTGCGTCGCCGTACCCCGCCACGTCGTGCGTGGGCGCCGGAGACTCGAACTCCGAGGTATGCCGTTCGCCCATTCCTTGCCAAGCCATGCCGGACCGCACCGGGCCACGCCAAGCCCAACGGAACACCGCCATGCCATGCCGTGCCATCAACTTGCGTGAGCGCCAAGGACTCGCACCTTGGTGTGTGCTGCTCGCTCATTTCTTCTCCCCTGCCTAGCCGGGCCTAGCCGAACCAAGACCAGCGGAACCCGAACCAACCACGCCGCACCGGACCGGACCCTGACGTGCCTAGCCAAAATCAGATGGTTTCGACCTTTGCGTCGAAACGGCCGTGCATCAGTGACCGTGCATCTCCGACGCCCTGAACTGCGCCGGCGGTTTCGGTCACTCCGGCGAACTCGTCCAGCTCAATTACGGACGGGTCGATAAGCCAGTCGGAACTGACTGACCAGTTGCGGATCTTCGGACGGCAACGGTCGACCTTGTTGCGCTGTACGACAGCGGAGCGCAGGTCGACGAACTCAGTCCCGATACCGTCACCCCACAGCCCGACCAGGTCGCGGGGGCCGTTGTAAACGAGCGGCACCTGGAAATCGAGGGGCGTAACACCGCGCTCGATCTTCTTACCGGCCTTCGTGAGTCGAGCTCCCTCGATCAGGCACTTACGGATCGACGCTGTGGGGAGAATGGGGCCGAGCTCGTCATCCCAGTACCAACCGGCCTCCCACTCCAGGCGAGCCACGGCCAGGCGGTCGTCCTCGGTCTTGTTGCGCTTCGAGTTCAGCGCCTTCAGCCGCTTTGAGTACGGGTCGAGCGGGGAAGCCAGTCGCACGTTGTGCAGTAGAAGCGGCGACGTTCCCGTCATCGTGATCCGAACCTTCATGTCTCTCCTGTTGTTGGTAGTGCCCTTGCCGTGCCTTGCCCCGCTACGCCTTGCCGTACCAGACCTGACCAGGCCTGACCTTGGAAATCTGAGGGGTTAGAGCTGCTGCTCCTTGAGTTCCGCTTCGCGTTCCTGGACCACTCGGCGGATCTCGTCGTGCTCGCGGCGGATCTCGGCGTTGCGGGCTTCCATCGCGGCGACGTCGGCCATGTTCAGCAGCTTCCTGGTGTGCCAGTCGACGAAGCCCTCCCAGCGGAGGTCCCAGCCGGTAATGACGTGCTTGCCGACGTGCCGGGTGTGCCACTTCCACACGTTTCCGCAGACGTCGCACTGCCAGGGGAGAGGCTTACTCACGCCGGGCGGCCTGGTTCGCGGCCGCCGGCACGCCGTGAGGGGTAGGTCGCAGAAGTGCGGAGGGGCGGCGTGCATCTCGAGGGCCGCCTCGATGCCTCGCTCGAAGGCGCGTTCGAATGTGCCGTACTTGGCTGGCTCTTCGGGGATTTCCATCACGCAGCTCCTCGGCTGACGGTGGTGTCCCGCACCCGGAAGATCGCCGCCAGCACCTTGATCTGATCAGCGGTCGGTGCCGGCGCCGCGACAACGTGCGCCGCTGCGGCCTTGCGGATGAGTGCGATGAGTTCCGGGCTGAGCCCGGTCAGGTGCTCGTCCATCAGGCCGCGCCGGCGTGTTCGTGTTCCTGCTCGCTGGTGAGCGGGGGGCAGATTTCGAACAGGTCGTCGAACGTGAGCGGGTGGAAGATCGTAATTAGGGCCGCGATGAACCGACCGGACAGGACCGCGTCGCCGGAGATGGTTCGGATTACCGTCGAGCGGTGTACGCCCATCCGGTCAGCGAGGTCCGTGTCTCTCATCAGGTTCGCCATCGCCCGATATTTACGGAGCTGCCCCGCTCTGAGCTTCACGGTGGGGTCCACGTACTGTCTCCTTCGGGTCACGCATGACTTTCTGGTGAACGTGTTGATGACGCTAGCACCGGGCATGCGCTGACGCAACAGGCGCGCATGCATGACTTGTTCCACGCGCACATCCCCGTTGATCTGTAGCGGGCACGCACGTCCTCCCCCGTAGGTAGCTGAGATACCTGCCTAAAGGGGGACACCGATCGCGTATGCGTGTAGCGTGCGCGCACGTATAGTGCGTGCCGTGACAGCACAGACCTGGGGCGAGTGGGTCAAACAGCAACTCGACCAACGAGGCTGGAACTACGCTCGCGCCGCCACCGAATCAGGGCTGCCGCCCAGTGCGATCAGTCAGTGGGTGAACCGTCCCCACCAGGAACCGTCGCTAGCCAACATCCGCAAACTCGCGGACGCGCTGGGCATCCCCATTCTCACCGCGCTCGTCGCGGCCGGCTACATCACTTCTGAGGAAGCGGGTCAGCCGCCGGCGCCCCCCGTCGACGCCGCCGAACTCAGTACCCTGCAATTGCTCGAGGAGATCAAGGCGCGCGTCACTGATCACCTGGACGAACTAGACCCTCAGCCACCTGGCCGTAACCCACAGCCGCCACTGCGTCCGAATGAGGTAGCGGACGTTGCATTTTATAACGGCACGTTAGACCAAACGGACCAAGACGCTGGGCCCGGGAGGACGCAAGCACGTCCTTAACTGTTACCCGACGCAACCGTTCGGCGCTGAACCGTACCCACTTCCGTGTGCCGGCTGTAGTTTCCTCAGCGCCCTCAGTGAATCCTCAACTGTTCACAGGTATTTCACAGGGGGTTTCAACCTACTGGAAGCCCTCCCACGGGAGCGTTAATGACGCAGGCAACGCCACAGCTCGAGGACCCGTTCTACGCCAGTACACCGGCTCGGTGGCTGCGGAACGTCGTCCGACTCGTTTACGGGATCAGGATACTAATTGAGGACAGCCTGGGGTCGCAACCTGTTGCGGCCAGTCGACAAGAACGAGTCATCTGGATCCAACCAGGACTACCGTTCATCACCTTCCGCAGAATGATCAGTGACGCGGTCATGTACATCGAACACGGCGAGGCAGCTGCCCCCATGTTCACGATCGCGGAGCAGTGGTTACCCGATGAGTTCGACCTCACCAACCCGAACTAAAGCCTCCTCCCCAGCGGCTCCGGCCCAGCCCCCGCCGGTCACCGCCACGCAATGTCGACGCACGACGGATCGAACCCGTGCGACCCGCGACTCGACGTCCGCATGATCCGCACCGTCATCAGGTGCCGCACCACGGACCGTCGCACCAAAGGGGCCAGATCCGCCCACCGTTCCCGCACGTCCTCGGCCTCCACGAGATCCCGGATGACCTCCGGTACGTGCGTCGGGATGGTGCGCCGACGGGCGTCCTCGATCAGTGGCAGGTAATGCGCCTCCCGACGGGCCAGTGACGCGGCGGAGATCCCGCCCGGCTGATCAGCGGACCGCTCGAACTCGGCGAGGCGCGCCCGCAGCTCCGCGAGCTCCGCAACGGCCGCGTCGACCTCGGCGCTGTCATCGCGGTCGGTGAATACTTCCGCCGCGTTGGGGCGCTCCAACCACAGCAGCAGCGTCTCGGTCACCAGGGCGTCCACCGCCGACTGCACCCGGGACACGCAGTGGTTGGTGCGGCACGAGTAGCTGGGGCTGCCGTGGTTCACCACCCGCCGGCACGGGTCGCCGCACACCCCGCACAGCACGATCCCAGCCAGCAGGTGCTTCACCTCGCGGTCCCGAGTTCCCTTCCGTGCCGGGTCGGAAAAGCGGGCCACCACGCGCCGATGCTCCGCGCCGGAGATCAGCGCCTCCCAGGTGGCATCGCCCTTCACCTTGCCGTCGTATGTCCGCAGTCCGGCGTAGGTGGGGTTCACCGCGAGCTGCCGGACCAGGCTGATCGTCCACGGTCGAGCGTCGTCCACCGGCTGACCGGTGCGCTGCAGTCGGAACCCGTGCGGGGAGATCACGCCGCGCTGATTGAGATCCTTGGCGATCTGGTAGCTGGGCTCTTCGCCGAGTACCCGGCGCACGATCTCCTTCACTACCGGCGCGGTGCCCGGGTCCGGTTCCCGGCCGATCGGAGCCCCGGTGTGCGGGTGGTAGACAGCCCGGTAGCCGTACGGGACTCGTCCGTGCGCTGTACCGGCTTCCACCCGGGCATCCACCGCTCTCTGTACTCGGTCACTCGTGTCGTCCGACGCCCGCTCGCCCAGGATCACGTCCAGCGCGGTGGCGAACCGGTCGTCCGCCCGGGACATGTCGTAGGTCTTGCCGTGATAGGACCACAGCACCTCGTAGCGCTCGCACAGCGCCCGGACTTGCGCGTACACCTTCAGGTCGCGGGTGAACCGCGACGACTCCCACGCCCACAGGATCTCCACCGGGTCGGCGCCGGCCAACCGTCGCTGCACTTCGGTGAACCCGGGGCGTTCCTTCTTGCTGTACCGGCTCGCACTGATGTCGTTGTCGACAATCAGCCAGGCCACCAGGTGCCCGTTCGCGGCGCACCAAGCGCGCCCTTCTTTCTCCTGGTCAGCTACGGAAGTTCCCCGACCAGTGGGATCGTGGCTGACGCGGCAGTAAAGTCCCACCCGTAACGGTGCGTGAGAGGTTCCCTGACTGGACGGCACCCGTGTATAGTACGGGTTCGTCCTGACCAATCCTCTTATGTACGGTTGAGACTCCCAACGCCCTGACCAGCAGCTCGAACTGCTAGCCAGGACTTCCACCCGCACCAGAGCTACCTGGAGCAGAGGCACATGGATTCTTACAGCGACCCCGACGCGGGCGCTACTTCAACCATGAACGGCCACAACGAGCCACCCGCGCGCCGGGTCCGCCCGCGCCTGCACGAGCACGACATCCACGGCCCCGTCCTGGCCACCGAGCTGCGTATCGCCCTGGAGGCGTTGCAGGAGCAGCGGGACGCGACGAGCGGTACCAACAAACGGGTACTGGCGAACCGGGCCTGGCTCCTCGAGCTGTTCCTGCGCGAGCTCGAGGCGTTCCACGGGATCGAGGACGAGTCCTGATGGGCCGCCGCGCGAACACGATCTCGGACAAGGACTGGAAGTCCATCCAGGACCGGGCGGTGAAGGCCAACCCGACCCGGAGCGAGGCCGATATGAAGCGCGGCCGGGACAACTACCGGAACCGGGGGAACTGCTGACATGGGGTTCTTCACGAAGACCGTGCGCACCACCACAACCCGCAAAGTCAAGGCCCAACAGCCGAAGTCGATGGGCAGCTTCGGCGGCAAGGGCAAGCTCGTCACCGGGTCGAAGCTGACCGGCGGTAAGCAGAAGAGAAACCCGTGATGTGCGACGGCGGGCTGTACCGGGGCGGCGACGGCGAGTGGACAGTCTGCCCGTTGTGTGACGGCAAGGGCTGCCGGCGGTGAACCGTACCCGGCTCAAGGAGATCTTGATGTGGGTCTCCTTCGCCATCTTCTGGGGCTCTGGGGTGACGTTGTCGATTCAGGTCTCACACCACGGGGACATCATGAGCTTGGTGTCCACCGGAATCATCGGTGCGACCGCGATCGTGTCCGCGCATCTGTGTCATGACATCCACATGGACGACCGGTTGCCCAAGATCCCGGCGGCGTCCGATTCCTCTGACTGGGAATAGGTAGGACGATGGACCGGCCGGCGACGGATCATTCCGGCCGCTACGAGAGCGCGGATCCGAATAAGCCTCCTGAGGTCATCGACACTGAGGCAGCGCTGGCCTACGCACGGTTACTGCGGCGTGAGTCGCCGAACGATATTGCGAAGGATTTGTGCATCTCGAGGGCGACGTTCTACCGCCGTATCGAAATGTTGATGTTGAGACATGACCGTCCCTCTCGGACGTTGATGCAGGTCATAGCCCATGACGAGCTTGATCAACTCACCCGCATGACGTTCGAACGGCTCGGCGAAGACTGCTCCAACGCCGACTTCGCCCGCCTCGCCGGCGAGGTCCGTCAGCAGAACGCGGCCCGCCTGAAACTGTACGACGACGCCCCGCCCGTCGATTCCGATAATGAATCGGGCGAGGACTGGGACGACTGGGAAGCCGACGAATCAGCATGAAACGCCGCCTCGAAGGCCCGCCCGGGTTCACCCCCGAGCTCTACACCGCGAAGCTGAAACACTCCGCGTTCCGAGTGCACACCCAGGAATGCATCAACAAGCGCCGGGACTGGTGCCGCACCTCGCCGATCCTGTTCGCGCTCTACTACCTGGCCCCGCACGTAACCCTGCCCGGGCTGCTGCACGCGCTGAGTGACCTGCACGTGGCCCTGGCGATGTCGGCGAAGCGGTGGATGCGCACCGACATCGGCCCGAAGGAGATCCGCGACGCCTGGGTAGCTCCGCGCGAGGGGGCCAAAACCACCTGGCTGTTCTTGATCCTTCCGCTGTGGGCGATGGCGTTTGGGCATCGCAAGTTCATCGTCGTGTACTCGGACACGGAGGATCAGGCGAAGCTGCACCTGGCCACGCTCAAGCTGCAATTCTCCCAGAACGAGCGCCTCATGCGCGATTTTCCCGAGCTCTGTACACCGATGAAGACCGGCGGCCGGGCGTTGAAGGACAACGACACGACGTACCTGGCCGCGAACGGTTCGATCATCATGGTGAAGGGGATGAACTCAGCGACCCTGGGCGTGAAGTGGGACAACCTGCGCCCCGACGCTCTGCTCTTCGACGAAATCGAGCCGAAGAAGGGCCGTTACAGCGTCGAGATGAAGCGCAAGCGGCTCGAGGATCTGATCGACGTCATCTTGCCCTGCAACTTCAGCGCCGTGGTCCAGGTAGCGGGCACAACGGTGATGGCGGGCTCCATCATTCATGATCTCGTCGAGGGCGAGGCGTGGGTTGCCGAGGAGAACATCGAGGTGCACCACTTCAAGGGCATCGTCGAAGACCCGGACACCGGCGAAGAGCGGTCGCTGTGGGAGCCGAAGTGGGCGCTGGAGTGGCAGCGGGCCGAACGGCTGCGAAACCCGCGCGGGTACGCGAAGAACTTCGACAACGCCCCGGTGGATGAGAACGGCACGTTCTGGGATGACGACGACATCACTTACGACGACAAGCTGTTGGCGCATGTGACGGAGCGGATCCTGATCGTGGACCCGGCGTCGAAGTCGAAGAAGTCGAACGACGAGACCGGTATCGCCATGCTGTCCTACGCCGCCAATGTGCGCCGCGTGGTGGTGGAGCGGGTGATGGGTGTGCGGTTGAAGCCGGACAAGTTGCGGGAGCTGGTGCACTCGATCGTCCGTAAGAACGGGATCCGGCTCATCGTGGTGGATGTGACCAACGGTGGCGATCACGTCGAGAACACGCTGTCGCCGCTGCCTCCGGGGGTGAAGATCTTCGCGGTGAACTTGCGTCGTTCGAAGATTGACCGGATCACGGACCTGCACGACTGCTACCTGCGCCGACCGCCGATGGTGGTGCATGCTCGGCCGATCTCGGGTCTTGAGGCGCAGATGAAGGCGTATCCGAAGACGCTTCATGATGATCAGATCGACGCTGTGGCGCTGGGGAAAGAGTATTTCCACGGCGAGCTCAAGAGGGCTGGCTAGCCGTCTGACTTGCTCTTTCACTCGCACTGTGTCATAGTTAGAGCGTGGAAGAACCCTTGATGACACGCGATGAAGTCGCCAAGTTCCTGGGCATTCAGCCCGACTACGTTCGGGTCGTCATGCGCCGGCACGGCATCCCGGAGAAACGCGGGTACAGCCGTGAAGAGGTTCAGGCGATCGAGCTCAAGGGTCAGGGTTTCCGTTCCGACCTACACAAGGACTCGCCATGAAGACGTCCACCCAGATCGCCTTGATCCAGTTCCAGCTGTCCGTGATCACCCTGCTGCTCATCGTTATGACGGTGAAGCGGTGAGCGGATTCGACCGCGCGCAAGCCCACTACGACGCGATGTTGCCGCCCGAGTACTGGGCTGAGGACGAAGACGACAAGGACGAGCCCACCTGCGCCTGCGGCAACCCGCTTGAGGCCCCGGGGGACGATCACTGCGAGGAGTGCGACTACCCGTCCACGGCCAACCCGCTGATCGGGGCTGTGATCGACGCGGTCGAAATCCCGTTCGAGGCCGAGGTGTCCGATGTCCGCTGACCTGCCGCCGGATGTCCGGGACCGCGCCGCCCAACGGATCAAGTCCATTTTCTGGGACGCAAGTTATCGGCACGAGGACGACCAGTACCTGGCGATGGTCGACGCCGTGGCGGCCGTGTTGCTCGGCGGGGACGTGATCGTGCTGTCCAAGGCCGATGCGGCGTGGTTGTGCGGCGTGATCCACGGCGAGGCGCGCACGGAGCGGGAATACAACCGTGCACACCAGCTACTTGAAGGGAGGCGCGTGATGCCTGACCTTGATCCGGATGTTCGGGACCGCGCCGCCGAAGCTGCCCGAGAGGCGTTCTACGACGGCACCAAGATGGCGCACAACTCCTGGGCCCGAGCAGTGGATGCGGTAGCCGAGGTACTAGCCGCCGAACAGCCGACCGAGGCGCTGGACAAAGCCGTGCGGGAACGTGACTCACTGGCTCGCCGGTGCGCTGTTCGGTTCGAGGAGGCGCAGGCGCTCAAGGCCCGTGTCGACCTGCTGACCACCGCACTGACCGAGACGGTTGAGAAGCTAGAGAGCTTGGCGCAGATCGACATCGGCGGGCAAGTTGTGGCGCATCGAGCCCGTGCGGTGCTGTCTGCCACCCCCACCGAGAGCGGGGTGGACGTCCCATGGATTCGCTGCACCTGCGGTCACTCGCCCCATAAGCACGGCGACGGAGGGGCCATTCCGCCGCCACCGAACGCGCGGTGCCATGCCGCACACGACTGTGATCACGACTGCCTGTGCGAGGGCTACCAGCCGGAGACCGAGAGTGAGGCGTGATGAGTAGTTATGACCGGGCTCGCCGGCAGCAGGTGGACCCAAACAAGGTCCGCTGGGCCGGACACAAGCTCAACGAACGCGCCGTGTCCGCCTACGAACGGAACCCCAACAAGCGGTCCACAGATGGAGACCCCTTCATCGTCCGCCGAGCCGACGGCTCCCTGGAGGGCTGGAACGGAAAGCACAGAGGGGAAGCGGCCAGACGGCAGGGCCGGAAGTTGACCGCCCGGGTGCATGACGAGCGGACGGCGGGCCCAGCGCAGGCCGCCGGATGCATGGGGCTAATGCTGTGCGCGGCCGTGTTGGTGGGTTTGGTTGGGAGGCGACGGTGATGGACTCCCCCGAGTCGATGCACCGGGAGGTCGACTTCTACGACGGCCCGGAGTGCCAACACGATCATGGTCGGCAGCCCTCTTCCGACGAACTGGACGAAGCCGAACCGCTGGACTTTCTCATCGTCGCCCGTCTACGCAAGCTGATCAGGGAGCGCCGCGAAGCCTTGGAAGAGTTGGACCGGATTCGCCGTGTGCGCTGTCTCGGTCACTTGTACAGCGGATTGCAGCCTCCGGAGCAGTGCGGGGACTACGCAGGCCACGAAGGGAAGTGTCAGCCGTGAGCGACGAACTGGCCGACGAGCGGATCACGGCTCGGCATTCGATTCACCGCCAGGACCTCCGTACTGGCGTCTGTCAGCATCCGGGGTGTGCGCACAGCGCCGCCGCCTCCATGAGCGAGCTGCCCTCCCCCGACGAACTGGCTGAGCCGATGTTCGTGCGCAACATGCGCCGGCTCGCCCAAGGTGAACAGCTGCACGACCCGGCCCTGTCGGCACGACTGCTGCTGACGGAGTTCGACCGGCGGGGTGCGGAGATCGTGCGACTGAAGGCGGACAACGTCAAGTACGCGGCGGACTTCGTCATGATCGGCGCGACGATCGGCCGGCAGCGGGACATTGTGGAGGCCGCCACCGCACTGGTCGAGTCCGCACGTCCGGGACCCGGCGACCCGTTCTGGGGTAAGACGTGGTCAGGCTACGAACCCAACGTGTGTAGCCAAAAAGCGCTGGACGCTTTGGCTGCTGCGGTACACGGGGAGACGAAGTGAGCAAGCCAAAAGCCGAGAAAGGCGCGAGCCCCAGGCCCCGTCATCCGACGGGAACTCCTGGGTCTCACTTCCAGTCTCACCGCAGTGGGCTGGCTATGCCCTCAACGATATCAGCCGAGGAGACACCGTGACCAACGAGGAACGTGCGGCCCGCTACGTGATCCTGTTTAACGCCTACGGTGACAAGTGGCGCGACAACGTCCCGGTCGACGCCATTGTCAAGGGAGAGACCGTGTGGGTCGGCCCCTGCAAGCTCGTACGTGGAGCAGATGACCACTGGTCAAACGCGGACGAGGAGTCACCGTGACCGACGACCCACTGTCGGGTCTTGTGCGGCAGGCCGAGGAGCTGGGCCTGTACGAGGCAACCGACGGGCCAAACCCGCTACGCCGGGACACGGCAAGCAGCGTTGGTGGGTTTGGTTGGGAGGAGACGGTGATGGGCGAGCGCGACGACGGCAGCATTGAGCACGGCCCGGACTGCCTGGCCGACCTGGTGCAGCGTGCACGCCTTCGAGCTGCGGAGGTATACCTCGGGTCCGGTAACCGCGACTTGCAGTACCTACTGGCCGAGTACGACCGGCGGGGTGAGCTGCTGACCGTGCGCGATGCGGAGCTGAATGAGCGCGAGGCGATCGTTCAGGCGGCGTTCAGGCTGGCTGAGAGCTACGACCCGCACTCGGTTGACGAGGTGGACGGCGACTTGCTGGCGGCGCTGATCAGGGAGGTGCGCCGGTGAGCGAGCAGCCCTCCCCCGACGAACTGGCCGATGCTCTGGACAACGTCCGAACTGCGATCCGGGACGGCGAGGTGCCCGCCGTCGACGCGTCGTTGCCGATCGTCATGGCCGAGTTTGACCGGCGTGGCCTGGTGGAGCGGGCCGCCACCGCACTGGTCGAACACTGCCGAGCGGGCGTCGGAGTTGGCCCTGGCCCCGGCGCGAAAACCGCCGAGCTGCTGACCGCCCTGACCGACGCCCTGAACGGAGGCAAGTCGTGAGCGAGCGACGTCTGCTGTCGTGCATCGAGCAGTGGCCTTACTGCTCCGAAGGTGAATACGACCCCAGCTGCTGCCGGTTCCCGAAGTCGTGCAGCTGCACCATCTACTCGGACAACACGCCCGACGAGTTGCTGGAGTCGAGGCATGACGAGGTGCCGATCATCAGGTCCGCCGAGAAGCTACGCGTGTTCGCGGTCTCCCGGAGCACGCAGGACGAGTTGGTAAAGCTCCGAGCCCAGGTGGCCGCTCAGGCGCCAATCGTGGAGGCCGCCACCGCACTGGTCGAACACCTGGCCCGGGAAGGGTTCGCCCACGACCTGCCCAAGGCCGGGCGGAGAGCGTGGATCGACATCCGTGACCGACTAGAGGAGAACCTGAAGGCTGCGGTACGGATGGAGACACCGTGAGAGATTGGCCGATCAAGACGCCGGGCTTACCCGACGGATACGAACCACCGTCCGCGTCGCTGACACCGCCCCCACGCAAGAACGCGTTCTGCCAAACGTGCGGCGACGTGGTGTGCCCGGACTGCTACCCGGGGGCAACGTTGTATGCGGCGAACGAACAACTGGCCACCGCGCTGACCCTGGTGTTGGACGCATGGAACGACGAAGACGCTGACCTGGTTGGGGCGCTCGATCAGGCCCGTGCGGTGTTGAAGCGAACCGATGCGACCGGGGAGACACCGTGACCGACGCCGTGGCCGCTGACGATCTCACCGTGGGCATCGTCTACGACGTGTCATGGGAGGACTGTTGCGCCGGCGGCGAGTTCACCAGCCCCCTCGTCGAGAAGGTGTTCGACAAGGACGAGCCCGACTTCCTGTCCGTGTTGGTGTTCGCCAACGGAGTTCGACTGACGTCGTCGTTGTGGGGCTACTCGTTCAAGCCGCCCATTACCTGACCGGCTCTACATAAGCACCCCGCTCACCTGCGACGATGACCTACCACCGGAACGAGGAGAACCCCGATGAGGTTGTGGGTGTCCGCGCGTATCCCGTTCACCCCGCTGCGGGTGGGCACGTCGTTCGGCGGCCGCCGGCGCAGGTACCGGTCTACGGCGAGCAGCACGGAGGGCAACGCCGCCCTGGGCTATGTGGTGCTGTTCGCCCTGTTCTGTTTGCTCCTAGCCGCCGTGGTCGCCAACTGGGCAACGACCTGGCCGTGGCTGCTCGCCGCCGTGGTCGGACTCGTCGGGTACGTGTTCCTCAAGGCGTACCGGCACCCGGACACTGTGAACAACACGGTCGAAGACCGTGAGGCGAAGGTCAAAGCGTGCCCGCCGTGCGGTGAGGCGGTGGCCCGGGCCCGTAAGTCCGGGCAGTGGGAACGCTGCCGCAAGTGTCGTACCCCGTGGCGGATCCGGGCGAAGAAGCAGCCCCCGAATCAGGCCGCTGTGTCTGACCGGAGGTAGGCTCCCGGGCCGTGGACCCCGATCTCTACCGGCGCACCGAGCACCTTGAGCGGCTCGACGAGCTCCGTGCGTGGATCCGCCGGTTGATGGGCACCGGGTCGTGTGGTTCGGCGGACAACCCGCACATGTGGGTGACGACGACCAACCGCAGCGGTGTGACCAGCACGGTGTGCGCGAAGTGCGGGGCGGCGGCCTGATGGGCGACGTCTGGCTTTGGGTTGACCCACCCGATCAACCGGCCGTTGGCGACGAGGTGATCCTCGACGGCGACGACGTGCCGGAGGACATGCCGCCGGGTTGGACACGCGGACCGGGGAGCCGGTCGTGGTACCGCACCGTAACCCAGGCGGGTCCGCAGCCTTGGCCGGGGTTCACCGCGTGTATGCGGAAGCGCCCCTGAAGCGCAGGGCGCCCGGACTTTTACCGGGGTATCCAGGTCGTTACCTAGGCCGCCTGACGCTCTGAACCGTTGAGCTACACCCTGCGCCGGGCAGTTTACCCCGGACACACGAATGAGCCCGCTCGACCAGCGGAGGCACGGGGATTGCCTACAACGCTGATCGAGCGGGCTTTTGCACGTCCGACCGCCCCGGTGACGAGCCGGTCGAGGGCGGCCGAACGGTCTAGGGGCGGGTCTGCTGGTACTGGAACCGGCAGGTCTTCTCGTGCTCTATCCGTTGGGTGCGGGCGCGCATCTCGCCGCCGGGTAGCCAGCGGGCCACCCACGTGCACCCGAACCGCATGTATTTGCAGATGAGGTAGCTCGACGTTGCCAGCGGGTCATTGCCACTCGTCATGAGTCTCCTAGTCCAAGGCCTGCGGTGCACCGGCCTGCACGAACGGGCCCAGGGTCCGGGGGCTACCGGCTGACACGCCGACCACATCGGCGGCTATTCCGGCGTGGATGCTGATCATCGGCCGCACCGTAGCGGCCACCGACGCCACGGTGACCGGCGGCAACGCGTGCACCGCGTTGAGCAGCGCCGGGTCCCCGACGTCGGGCTCCCAGCTGGGGTGGTGTGCCAGCGCCGTCACTGATGTGGCCGCGGACAGCGCTGCGGTGGTGAACGCGGACAAGTGCACGACCGCGACCACGGAGGTGCCGGCGAACAGCAACGCCGTGGCCTGCACACCCAGTACGGCTTGGGCGGTGAGCACGGTGACCGCTTGCAGCGACGCACCACCGGGGGTGCCGGGTGTCGCGGTGGAGTTGACGGCCGTGCTCGCGGACAGGGTTGCGGTCGCCGGCTGATTGACCGTGCCGGTGCCGGTGACCGAGGTCGTGGCGCCGAGGGACGCGGACGCGACGGCGACCACCTGCGCGGCAGCCGTAACCGACGTACTGGCGGCCAGGGTCGCGGCCCCGTCGGTGGAACTGGCGGTGACCGCGTTGACCGAGGTGACCGCGCTGAGCGCGGCGGTGGCCGGCTGTTCCCGTACCCCGGTCGCGCTGACCGTCGTGGCGGCGGTTAGACCGGCCGTCGCCGGTTGTTCGCGTACCGCTCCGGCCGTGACCGTGGTCGAGGCCGCCAGGGCGGCGGTCGCCACAGCGGTGACAGCTCCCGAGGCCGCGACCGTGGTGTTGGCCGTGAGCGCGGCTGTTGCGCCGAGGGTGGCCGTTCCGGTCGCGGTGACCGACGTGGCCGAGCTCAGGGCCGCCGCGCTGGGCTGCTCCCGCACTCCGGCGGCCACCACGGTGCCTGAGGCGGCGAGCGCGGCCGTCGCACCCAACGTCGAGTTCGCGGCAGCGGTGACCGTGGTGGTCGCTGCCAGCGCAGCGGCGGCGGACGCGATCTGCACACCCGTCGCACTGACGGAGGTGATCGCGGTCAACGCCGCTGTACCGGAGGATCCGCCGGAGGTGTCGGCCGTGACCGTGGTGGCAGCCGTCAGGGTTGCGGTTGCGGTGGTGGTGGCGAACGCGGCGGCCGTGGCCGAGGTACTCGAGGCCAACGTTGCGGTGGCCGGCTGCGTCCGCACACCCGACGCCGTAACCGCTGTGGTCGAGCTCAGGGCGGCGGTAGCGAAAAACGTCTGCCGGCCAGTGGCCGTGACCGACGTGGCAGCCGCGATGGTCGCCGCACCGGGTGCGATGTCAACCGCGCCAGCGCCCATCGACGTGGCAGCGGACAGTGCGGCGGTACCGGTCGTGGCCGCTGTGGCCGCCGCTGTGACCGTTGTTGCGCTGGTCAGGGTCGCGGTAGCCGGCTGAACCCGAACACCCGCAGCAGTGACTGTGGTGGCCGCTGTAAGCGACGCAGAGCCCGACGTTTGCCCAACCCCGGTGGCGGTGACGGCCGTCGACGCGGCCAACGCGGCCGAACCGGCCGTCGAAACGAAACCGGCGGCCGTGACCGAGGTCGCGGCCGACAACGCGGCCGACCCGGCCACCAGGTCCACGGCCGAAGCGCCGACCGTGGTCGAGGCCGCGAGGTTGGCCGTGCCGGTCGTGGTGGCGAAGGCCGTGGCCGCAACGGAGGTCGTGGCAACCAGCGTCGAGGCACCGGGGGCGATGTCGATGGCCGAGGCCGCAACCGAAGTCGTAGCCGACAGAGACGCGGTACCCGTGGTGGTCGCAACGGCTGCGGCGGTGACCGAAGTCGTAGCGGCCAGGGCCGCCGCGCCGGCTGTGGTGGCGACACCGGCAGCCGCGACCGATGTGGCCGCCGACAAGGTCGCGGTGGCGGGCTGAACGCGGACCGCGCCGGCGGCGACCGAGCTCGACGCAGACAGGGCCGCGCTCGAGACCGCACCGTATGTACCGGTCGCGGCGACCGAAGTCGTAGCGACCAACGTCGCCGTGCTGGGCTGCTCCCGCACACCAGTCGCACTGACCGACGTGGTCGCACCAAGCGTCGCCGTACCTGCCTGCGCGATCGCCCCGGCGGCCGTAACCGACGTGCTGGCAGCCAGGGCGGCGGTTGCGGTGTTGACGATCGCGGTCGGTGTCGGCCAGCCGGTGTGCCAGTGCTGGAAGTTCGTCAGCTCAACCGTGCTGTACAGGGTCGCGGTGTCGAACGTTTCGTTGCTGTTCGGGTAGCAACCGGCCTTGGCGTAGTACTCGGTCGCCCCGCTGAACACGAACGTGCCACCGGCGGCGGCATAGGCGACAGAGTCCCACACGGGGGTGGCGAAGTCGTTGTAGTACAGCTGCCACGTACCAGCATTGATGTAGATCATCCAGTCGAACCAGGTACCCAGGACATAGTTGTTGTCCAGGTGCGGCTGACCGGTACCCGTACCGCCCACGGCGGTGCGTAGTTCGCAGACCCCGGTGGTGCTGTTCTCCTGGGTGTAGAACTTCAGAATGTCGCCGGTTGACCCGTCGTGGATCTGCGCGGTGACCACCCGCTTGCGGGTCGGGGTGATCGCGGTAATCCGCGACCGCCCCCGGATGTAGTGCACCCCCGAGCTGGCGTTGAACGCGTAGTTGGTGACCCCGTCGGTGGCCATCTCCCGCAGCTCAGACCGGGGGAACGCCGTACCGTCCGTGGTCGGTGCGTCCATCCGCACCGAGAACTGCACCGCACCATCGGCGGTGACAGACACGAACTGCGGGTCGGTGTTCCAGCCGGCGGCGATGTCCGCCTGGGAGGCGGTGGTGATGTCGCCGTACCCACTGAGCGCGGTCTGCAACTCGAAGTGGTTCTTACCCGACGCACTGCCGATGTTCAGGAGAGTGGCGACAGACGTGTCTGGGTTCGTGGCGTAGAGCAGGAGGCCGATGGCATCGGACACCCCGGCGGAGCCTTGCTTGCCGATCGGAGACTGCGACGTGGAGACGGACAGGTTGCTGATCCACTGATTTCCGGTGCTCGCCTCGATGGTCCCGGTGTAGCCGGAGGTGATCCCGGTGTTGGTCGCCGAGTTGAGCGGGTCGCCGTAGCCGATGTAGGCACGCCCGGCGGCGGCCGGCGCCAATGTGGGCATCGTGATGTTCGTGGAGCTGGTCGTGTTGAGGGATTTGCCTGAGGACTCCACAACCCACGACGTGCCAGCGGCCATGCCGGACGTCGACAGAATCTGCCAGTCAAACGAGCCGCTGACGCTGGACAGCGACGCTGAGCCGGTCGCGGTCACGGTCTGGCTCGAGCCGAAGCTGGTCACCCGCCCGACGAACACCGAGAAGATCTGCGCCGGCAAGGAGCCGTTCACGGCAAACGAGTAAACGCCGACCTGGTCCCACTCAGTTACGCCACCGCCGGACAGGGACGCGATACTGACCGTGGTGCTGCGCGTGATACAGACCGCGACCACGCACGCACCGTTGGCGGTGGTGGTCAGCGAGAACGCGGTGTTGTTGGTGGAGAACGCCTCGGTGTTGGCAGTGGACGTGGTGATGGCGTTGATCGTGGCAACCACGACTACACCCCCACGGACACGGCGAACGGGCTGACCAGCACCGTCGGTTGCCCGGCGTGCACGGTGAGCACAGCGGTGGGCGCAGCGGGTTTCGGCACCCAGTTGGTGCGCACCAACACGGTCACGATGGTGACCGCCCGCAGCATCGCCGCGCCCTGGGTGGACCACTGGGCGCCACCGGCAACCGTGGTGACCGCGCCCAACGTGGCGGTAGCCGCCAAATCGGCGAACGCCTGGGCAGCCACGGTGGTGGATGCAGCCAGGGTGGCGCCGCCGACGTTGGCCGCGTTCGCGGTGAGCGCGGTGGCCGCCGACAACGACGCGGCAGCCGCGACCAGCAGGGTTCCGACCGCCGACACCGTTGTGGTGGCGGACAGCGTGGCCGCACCCGCTGTTGCACCTGCTGGGGCGGCGCCGACCGTCGTGGTCGCGCCAAGGGACACTGTCGCCGTGGTGGTGACGACACCGGACGCGGCCACCGTCGTGGTCGCGGACAGGGTTGCGATACCGGAGCTGCCGCCGGCGGTGTCGGCGGTGACCGAGGTGGCGGCGCTGAGGGCCGCTGAGGCGGTGGTCGAGGCGGTCCCGGTCGCGGACACAGCTGTGCCGGCCGACAGGGCAGCAACACCGGGTTGAACACGGACCGCTGCGGCGGTGACCGTAGTGGCTGCGCTGAGCGCGGCGGCAGCACCCAGCGCGGCTAGGGCGGCGGCAGACACCGAGGTTGTGCTGGTGAGCGAGGTCGTCGCGGGCATCGTGACCACATCGGACGCGGTCACGGCGGTACTAGCCGCGAGGGACGCCGTTGCACTGGTGGACCCGGCGGTATCGGCGGTCACCGAGGTGACAGCGGTCAGAGACGCCGAGCCGGCCGTGGTCGCAAAACTGGTGGCCGACACGGATGTGAGTGCGGCAGGGGCGGCGGTCGCCGACTGCCCCCGCACACCGGTCGCGGCCACCACCGTCGTCGCAGCGAGGGCGGCGGTGGCTGGTGCGATCTGCACACCGGCGGCGCCGACCGTGGTCGAGGCCGCGAGGGCGGCGGTGCCGGTCGTGGTGGCAAAGCCGGTGGCCGCGACACTGGTAGCAGCCGCCAGTGCGGCCGTGCCCGGCTGCGCCCGAACCGCATCTGCCGTGACCGTGGTGGCTGCTGTGATCGCGGCGGCGCCCGGGGCGATCTGCACACCGGTCGCGGACACAGCGGTGCTCGCGGCGAGAGACGCCGAACTGGTCGTGGAGACGAACGCGGTCGCGGACACCGAAGACGCGGCGACGAGAGCCGAGGCACCCGGCGCGACCCGCACTCCGGTCGCCCCGACCGACGTAACGGCAGTGAGGGCGGCCGTGCCGGCGGCGGTCGCAACCCCGGCGGCGGCAACCGAGGTGACAGCCCCAAGAGCAGCCACCTGGAAGTAGGCGCCAGTGCCAGTCGCGGTGACGGAGCTCGACGCAGCCAATGACGCGGAGGCGGCGAGCGCCCGCGTCGCGGCGGCCGTCACTGACGTGGTCGCCGCCAGAGGGGCCGCCAGGAAGTAGCCCCCCGTCGCCGCCACGGTCACCGACGTGGCCGCACCGAGCGTCACGGCCGCCGGGGCTGCCCGCACACCGGTGGCCGCGACCGACGTGGTCGCGGCAAGGGCGGCCACCTGGAAGTAGGTGCCCAGCCCAGCGGCGATGACCGTGGCGGCAGCGCTCAAGGCGGCAGCACCGGTCGTGGAGGTGAACGCGGCGGCCGTGACCGTCGTCGCGGCGGCCAAAGATGCGGTACCGGCGGCGCTTGTCGACGCGGCCAGCACCTCGACCGCGACAATGCCCCAGAAATCCGACGTCACCGCATAGCTCATGGTGACCGAACCGCCAGCGGCTGCCGTGGACGACGACGCGTTGGCAGCAGCAAAACCCAGCGAGGTGTTCTTCAGCCACCGGTCGGTTTGATGACTACTGGTGATCGCCGACCCGTTGCACACCGCATCGACGATCAGGTTCCCAGAAGTGGTGCCGGTGACAGCGACTGATGGTGTCGCGCTACTGCCGAAAGCGGTGACCGCTGTGCCGAACCCACCCGCGCCAGTGAATGACACCGACCCGGCGCACACGATCGACGCTGTGGACACCGTCAACGCGACGGTGGACGCCCCGGCCGGCGGGCTAACGAGCCCGAACATCTGCACGAACCCGCCGGTGGCGTTGTTTGAGGCGACCTTCCCGAGGGGCGTCATGGCGGTGCCACCGTAAGTGGCGGTGCACGTGGTGCTACCAGAGGACCCGTTGTCGATCGCCGCGCCGACGACCACTACCCGGTTTGCGCCGGAGCAGGTGTGCGACCACGACGCCGACGTGACCGAGCTGGTACCGGTGTTGCCCGCCGAGGACGGCCCTACAGCGTCGAATGCGACTGCCATCAGCCCCGGCCACCTTCCACATCAACCAACAGTGACCGGGGCATACGTGCGGGCTCCTACGCCTTTGGCGTGGGAGACACCTTGACAATCAGACCATCGAGATCGAGATCGCACCTGATGCGAACGAAAGTGTGTCTCCTAGTCCCAGTACCTTGCTGGTGCCCAGCGTGCCCCACCACCGACGAATCGGGGTGCCCGCGCTGTCCCACAACTCGATACCGGTCACCGTGATGGCCGGCATGTTCGTGAAACTGATGACAGCGTTGGTGGCGATCGCGCCGCTACCAGCGGTAGCCCACTTACCGGTAGTGGCCGCACGGGCGTAGGTAGACCCGCCAGCGTTGGTGGCCTCGGTGCCCGCCACGGTTGCGCTCGACGCCGTACCAGTAACGATGAGTGCAAGGTTGATCGCGCCCGTGGCTGCGGTGTACGACGCTCCCGTCACGCTGGAAGTAAGCAGTGCGTTTGCCTCGACCTGAACGACTCCGCTGGTCATGGTCAGCCCTTCTCGATGATGTAGTTCCGGAGGTCGTCCCCGGTCTTGCCTTTTGCGCCCTTGACAATGGGAGCGCAAAGTTCACAGTTGGTGATCACCGAGTGGCAGTCGTGATGCCAATTTGCGACGTTCTGACCGTCAAGGTCAATGACGTGTCGCGGGTGATCATCGCTCTGACCACAGCCCAAACAAGGGCGAACAGGGTTGCTCATCTCGTCACTTCCAGGTCGAGGTACACGGCACCATCAGCGATGCGGAATACACGCTGTCCCACGGGTGCCGCTGGGTTGGTCAGGTAAATGTCGTAGCGCCCGGTGTTCCAGTCCCACGACGTGGACTCGGAACCCAACACGCGAATAGTGAGGGTGTTCCCGGCGAGGGTGATCAAACCTTCGCCGGTGGCCGGAGAGGTAGACCAGGTGAACAGCGCCGGGTCCGAATTCTGAACCCGCCGGATCTGACCCCGGGCGGTGCACCCGGTCAGGTCGTACGGGGCGCCTTCGGAGTCGAAGATGGGGAACGCCAACCCCGGCCAGTCCGACCCTTGCTCGATGGTCAGATCGACTTTGACCGCCGCCATTACACGATCACAGCGATCGCCAGCAGAATCACCGAGACAGCGAGGAGCGGGTAGTTGTGCGCCACCGGCACAAAGCTGAACACGGCCAGCAGCAGGGCGATCACGGCGAGCGGCAGTGAAATGCTCATGACTTTCCCTTCACGAGAGACGGAGAGCCCGGCGCCCCGATCTGCGACGACGCCAACGACATCAGCAGGCTTACGACGGCCGCACCGGCGGACAGGCTCAACGTCGACTCCCAGTCGATGTGCAACACATCCAGAGGCCCCGCGCCGAACAAGGTCAGGGCCGAGCCGGCGAAGGCCTTGACCGCGCGCTCAGCCGCGTCCTTCCAGAACGACACGGTGGCGATGTCCGGAGCGGCCAGCGCCGCGATCGCCGGGTGCTGCGCCACCGTGGCGGCGATCTCGTTCACGTCCGAGCGCAACATCCCCGCCGGTTTCGCCTGCGCCCGCTTGAGCAGCTGCGCCAACATCAGCGTCGCCTGGTTCGTGCTCACGGAGACACGAAGTAGATGCTGAAGCATGTTGTAGGGCGTGCCCTTGTCATCGGTGATGCCACCGGGCCACGCCTTCAACACGCCGAGAAGCTGCTGGTGGATTTCGTCGACCTGCTGGGCGGTCACATCCTGGGCCACGGGAACTCCTCCACCTCGAGCGAGCGAAATGACGACGTCCCACGGGAACCCCGGACCGGGGTCGGTGTGCGTCCCGTCCTTCATGCCGACCGTCCAGTCGACGTGCCCGCACACCCCCGGCTGGCCGGCGGCGACCTGCGCCGGGGTCAGCTTCACGACGGGGATGTTCCGGGCGGTGCACCGAGCGGCGACCCACGAGGCGGCGTTGCGCAGCATCGGCATGTGGTCGTTGATCCACTGCTCCCGGGTCCACGCCGCGAACCCGCACAGCTCGGCGTTGTCACTGATCGGGTTCGCCGAGCGGGTGGTCCACGCCTCCCGGGCGTAGTCCACGTACTGCTCGATGCCGTCATCGTCGATGCCGACGTGGGAGCTGACCTGCACAGCGGCGGCGGCGAAGTAGTTACCCAACTCCGCCACCGTCCGAGCACCCTCGGCGGTGTGCAAGATGACGAGCCGAACCGGAGCTGCGCCGCGCGGTGACGAGTTCGGAGACGTCTTCTCCGGGATCGCCAACCGTGATGTCTCCGGCTCCGGTTCGTCAGACCACCCGTTCCCGGTCCGCGCCTTGAGCTCCTCGGAGTACCGCCAGGCCATGATTAGTGACCGTGCGTCTGTGCGGCGAGGAACGCCGCGATCTGCGTCTCGATGCTGACCAGCAGTGCGGTCGCATCAGTCGACGGCGGGGTAACCACCGGCGGTGGGGTGACCACGGGTCCACCGCCCTGCAGTACCGCGAGCAGCTTGCCCATGTCGACCACGCCGAACCCGGTGACCTGGTCGCGGCCGGGGCCGGCCTTGTAGCCGCCGTTGTCGCCGATCGTGACGTCGAAGCAGATCGTCGGATTGCTGACAACCGTGTTGAGGAAGTCCCAGGACTTGCCGTACGCCTGGCGCAGTACCGCCGACATGCCCGCGTACAACGGAGCCACAGCGGACGTGCCACCGATCGGGAAGGACTGCCCGTCGACACTGACCAGGTAGCCGGTGTTCGGGCTGGCGTTGCCGGCGACGTCCGGGACCTGGCGGCCGGGGAACAGGCGGGACACGCCGCCGCCGGTGGCGGACTGGGTGTCCGAGTCGTCCCAGGTGACCTCAGAGGCGCGGGAGCCATCGGCGTTGAGCAGCAGCTTCGTGCCGCCGCAGCCGACGACGGACGGGTCGGAGGCTGGGTAGTCGGTGGTGTTGGCGCGGGTGCCGTCGGTGCTGCCGGAGTCGCCCGAGGCGGCGAACACGGTCACACCCTTGGCTCGGGCGGCGGCGAACGCGGCGGCGTAGGCCGCGACGGTCTTCTTACTCCACGAGGTCTCCGGCCCACCCCAGGAGATCGACACGTAGTCGCACTCGTTAGCGGCCTGCACGATGGCGTCCAGGAACCCCTGATCGGTGTTCGGGGCGAAGTAGACGCGCTGCTTGGCGCCGGGGGCGACCGCCGCGACCACCTCGACGTCGAGCATCACCTCACCGTCGGCGCCGTCCGGGCCGTCGGACTTGGAACTGGCCCCATCGACACCAACGACCGTGACGTTCGCCTTGAGCCCCATCGCCACCAGGTCGGCCGGGTTGTACCCGCCGCCGAGCTCGACGATGCCGACGGTGACGCCGGTGCCGTCGAACTGGGTGATGGGGCAGTTGTAGGCGGCGGCGACCTGGCGGGGGTTGTACGCGACACCGCCCGCGCGGGGCTTGCGGGTGTAGCTAGTGGCCAGCTCGGGGGTGCGCGTCTTACCGAACTTCATGTGGGCTCCTGTAAACGTGGGCCAGCCCCAGCCCCGGGCAAACCGACAGGAGACGAACGGCGCCCGGGGCTAGGGCTGGGGTTAAAGGGGGTGGATCAGCTCTTAGTCGGCGCCGACCCGAGCTGGGTGACGATCTCCTCGACGGCCAAGACATGGCGGTCGATGTCGGCGGTGGTGTTCTCGAGCCGCGCCAACCGGCGTTCGAGTTCTTCGAGGCGCTGAGCGCACCGGCAGTCGCTCATGGGGACGGCTTCCTCTGGAGCGGTATCTGACGGGCGAGGCATTCGTCTGCGAGGCGCAGGATGATGCAGGGCCACACCGTGGGGCCAGCTGAGTCAGGCAGCCCAGGCAGGAGCCGTCCTCGGCTTTGAGGTGTTTCTGCTGGAGGTAGATGGCCCTACCGAGGTCTCTCGCCAGGAAAGCCAACACAGCACTGGCGGCCCGCTCCCCCGGCGAGATCACTACGGGCTCTTGGGCTGCAGGCGCACCAGGTCAGCGGAGACGACCCGGTTCGACTTGTAGAAGATCGGCCCCGGGCCCAGGTCGCCCGAGCAAGTGATCAGCCGCAACGTGGGATGGTCGGTGTCGCCGAAGACCTTGGCTGCCCAGCTCGGGTAGCTAGCCTTGGCGTAGAGCTTCGTGTCGACGACCTTGAACACGGCGGTCTGGCTGTCGGTGCGGTCAACCTCGACCGTGTCGCCGACCTTCACGTTGTCGAGCTTGGCGAACCCGCCGGCCATGCCGTCGCCGTTCACATGCGAAACGATGATGCTAGGCCCCGTCTGACCAGGCACAACGCTTTTCTTGTACCATGCAACTAATTTGGGGTGGGTGAGCGGTGGCTCTTCCATCGTGCCGTCCGCGTTGAGTCCGACCTGCATGAACTCGTTGCTGTTCAGCTTGATCGAGGAGATGCGGATCGCCGCCGGGTACACCCCCGGCGCACTCTGTGCTGGCGTCGAGCTCGGCGGTGAGGTCAGGCGCGGCGGGGACAACTGGGCTGATGGGTGCGAACACCCGGCGAGGGTCAGTCCGAGGACGACCAGCACGAGCCGAATGCTTCTCGTCGCGCTTTCACGAGGGCGGCGATGAGTTCTTGGACGGCCTCCGGACACAACGTGAGACAAAGGCCGTCCGGACTGCCGGGCGCGCGCATGGAGAGCAGCACTGCTCCATCCGTTCGCCCGACAGCTACCGAACTGTTGCCGCCGTCGCTGGTCGGCATCGGTCATTGCCTAGGCAACCCGCGCGTGAGCCAGCACGTACGCGAGGTCGAAGCCGCCCTCGTTCGGCGGCTTGGTCGGGGCGATGGCCGGGAGCGGTCCGGAAGCCAGCGGAGCCGGCGTCGCCGAAGCTGCGTCGTTGTCGCTGGGGTCCGGAGCTGACGCGGTCGCGGTGGTCGTCGCCTGCGGCAGCACCACAGTCGAGCTCGGCATCACGATCGTGGTGCAGCGCGCGTTGACGCGCAGCTGGCGGAACTCGTTGAACGCGTTGCCGCCGAAGTGGTTGCGGACGCTGCCCCAGCGGCCACCCCAACGGCCACCGAGGCGGCTGTCGAACGTGGTCCAGTTCGGGTAATCGCAGACGTTCACGGTGCCGGCGCCCTGCAGCCCGAGCAGGTCCAGGTTCAGCAGGTTCCCGTTGACCAGGCTCAGTCCGCCCGGGAGCACGGCGAGGCTGGAGTTGCAGTCGCTGGTGTAGAGCGACTGCCAGCGGTTGCGGCCGAGGTAGCGGTCGATGTCGGAGCGGTGCGACAGGTTCCGGTTCAGGAACGTGTCGTAGGAGTTGCCGTAGCCGCAGATGTCGAGGCCGAGCTGGGCGTTGAGCCACAGCTGGTGGCCGTACAGGGTCGGGCCGCCCCAGGGCAGGTTGCCGCCGGGGAACCAGTGGCCGTTGTTGCCGTTGTGGGGGAAGTTGCCACCCTGGTGGTGATCGCCGCCGGGCCGGCAGTTGCTGAGGAGGTTGACGGTGCACGGCGGTAGGAGACCTGCGCCAGGTACGCCCGCATACGCACCGCCACTCGGGTGGAGCTTGAGCGCGCCAGCACCGGGGGTGCAGCCCGTGACGAGTCCCCCGGGACCGTTGCACGGTGCAGGATCGGCAGCGAATGCGCTACCCGTAGATACAACGAGACCTAGCACTACCGCCAGGGCGGCAATGCCGGCGACTAGCAGTCGACGCATGATCTTTTACCTCCTGTGTGCGAACACCCCAAGAGCAGGGCGTCCGAGGCCCTCCCCCAGTGAGGGGGCGGGAGTTTGCGGGGCCGTGCGTGGCGCACAGCGAGCGCTGTGTCAGCGCTGAGGGAACGACCGACCGCCAGGCCACCGCTGCGGCCAGGACTGTTGCGGGGCGCTGGTGAAGCCACCCAGGCCCGGCATCTGATACACCGGCGCTGGCTGCGGCACCTGCACCGGGTGCGCGCGTAGGTAGGTGTTCACCGCCGACTGGATCTGCTCGGCGGTCGGCGCTGGCGCCTTGAACAGGGTGGGGTTCGCGGTGATGAACGCCTGCACCGCCCCCGTCAGCTGGGTGGAGGTGGGGCCGGCGGGTTGCTGCCTGGCCAGCGCGGTGTTGATCAGGGCTTGGACTTGTGCGGTGGTCAGCCCGGACGGGGCCGGGTCGGGTTCGGTTTTCACCTTCTCCGCCGCCGAGCACAACCCGGCGGCCGACAGCCGGGCGCCTACGTCGCCGCCTTGGGCGCACAGTTTCAGGATCGGGTCAGACAGGGTGTTGGCCTGTTGTTGCGCGACCTGGCGTTGCGCCATCGCGGTCCGCTTCTCATCGTCCTGGTGATGGGAGACGGAGATCCCGATCCACGTCGCCGAACCGATCGCTACCACGCTGAGCACCAGGAAGATTTCGAACCTGGAGCGGCGTGCCGGCCGGTGCGACGCCATTACTTCGGAGCGGGCGCTGTGGTGGGTGTTGGCTTCGGCACCAACGGGGTGGTGCAGTTCAAATGCTGGTACTGCACGCGCATCTGGGAGAACACGTCGATGTAGGTGTCGCGGTCCGGCCCCGGGGAGCGACTGTTCGGGTTGTACGTCCCCAGCCACGATGCGAACAGAGGGCACAGCACCTGGTTGCGGGTGTCGTCCAGCGCGTCCGCTGTTTGGTTCTGGTTGTAGAACAGGAAGATGAACCCGCCGGTGAAGATCAGATCCATGATGATCGTCACCACGATCGACGCAATGACCTTCTCCGAACGGCGGGTGCGCTTCAGCAGAGACTCGATGGATTCGCGTAGACCGTCCACGGCGGCGGTGAGCGAGGCCGCGAGTGTTAGAAGTTCACGGCTGCCGTCGTCGGTCACGCGTCATCCCCCTCATCATGTTTCTTCTCGAGCCGCTGGGTTTGCGCGTTGAGCGCCTCAACGAACTCGTCCAGGCGGGCCACGGTGTCCAGCAGTTCCCGGCGGTGCTTCTTCGACTCGGTGAGCAGGCGGTCCACGTTCGCTTGTGGCCACCGCCATGGGCTCACGGGTCGTCCCGGCGGGTGGCCCGCAGGAAGTTCGCCAGGGCGTCGGTGACCCGGGTGAGGACGGGGATGTACTGGGAGTGGATCGACTCGTTGAGCTTGCGGATCTCCGCCTCAAGCAGGTCGTTGCGTTCCCGTTCCCGCTTCGAGTTCTCCCGTTCGTTCTTGTACATCACCCACGCCCACCACAGCGCGATCGCGCCGAGTGCCCCACCGGGCCCGTACTGCAGTAGGACGGAGGAGAAGTCGGTGCCTTCGGCGAGATAGGTCACTGGCACCTGAACACGACCATCGGGGACCGGCCGAAGAACATCACCCAGACCGTGTGCCCGTTCGCCGGCTGGTAGTGATCCGACCAGGCGGCGGTGAACGGAGTGGAGGAGTTGGCCAGCAGCACACTGCAGGTGTGCCCGCTGACCTGCACCGACTGCACCACCGCTTGGCGGCCGGACAGTTTCATTGCGTCGGTGGGTACCCGGACCTGGGCCCGGTTTTTGCGGGCTAGTGCCCGTGCGGACCGGTTGATCGCCCCGTAGATGGACACAGCGCCCTCCTAGGAAGTTTGGCGGTACACGGTCAGGGTTTGCGCCTCGGCGGCGGACAGCGGGGTGTTCATGTCGTTGACCATGAACGTGCCGGTCAGCTTCAACTCCCCGATGGTCACCGTGATCACGTCCCCGGGTTCGAGCGCCGGGTTGGGCACCACGGAGATCTCGACGTTCTCCGCGTTCCCGATGGACAGGTTCAGCAGCGCGTCCGCCGCTGCTTGGGCCTGTTCCACGGTGGTGATCTCGGGCGAGGTGAAGCTGGTGGGGACCTTCCCGTACGCGCCCAGGTAGTACGTGGGGCTGTTGGGGTTGTCGTCGAACGCCACGGCCGACACGGGGACGGCGTTGTCGACCGACTCGCCGTAGGCGACGATGTAGTTGAACACCGTCTGATCGGTCAGCGACCGGGTCGCGGAGGCGATGGTGGGGTTCGCCGAATCCGAGAACGTCCACACCGACTGCCCGGTCCCCGGGTCTGGGACGTCGCGCAGCGTGCACACACCCAGGGCGTCGAAGAACAGCTCCATGCCGATCGCCGTGGCCAGGTCTTGGGCGTCCTGCCACGGGTCGGAGTCCATCGACATCCCGAAAATCAGCTTCGGGGTGACGTGAGTGGTCGAGGCGAAGTTGTAGCTCGTGCCGGGGAGGCGGTCTTCGATGATGTCGTGGATCGCGTCGGCGTAGTTGGTGCCGGCGTCGACGAAATACACGTCCTCCCAGCTGTTCCGCGACACCGACCGCGACAGGTCCACCCCGGAGATCTCGATGGACAACCCACCACCGGTGGAGCCACCACCGGAGCCGGTGACCCCGTTCCCGCCACCACCGGAACCGGATGATCCGCCGGTGGTGCCGCCGGTGATGGTGATGTTCGTGTTATTGATGGAGAACAAGCCGAGGCTCACGAGCTCGGCGTTGGAGGCGTTGGTGGCGACCCGCACCTCAACGTTCGACACGCTCGGGCTCGGGTCGGTGACGTGCAACCGGTTCAACGTGACCCGGGTCTGCACCGTCTGCCACACACTCGTTCCCGGCAGCAACCGGGCGATCGGACCGTCCTGCACCGCCGCCTGCCACGACGCACCACCATCGACACTGGTCTCCACCGTGACCGTCGACCCCACCGCCGGTGTTGCCTGATCCCAGTGGATGACGCTGCTGGTGATCGGGGACTGCGGAATGGCCAACGGGGGGCTGATGCGGAACCCGGTGAGCTGGCTGAACACCTGCGGCGCGGCATCGGTCTCGTTGGGCACGCCCATCGTGAAATGGGTTTGCGTGTTCGGGATGCTCGAGGTGGTGACTACGCCGGCATCGGTCTCGTTCGGGGACGTCGTCATCGACACGGTGACGTCGGGGTTTTGGATCAGCAACAGTGGGGCGGTGGAGTATGACCACACACTTCCCGTCGGAAGTACGGCCGAAGTGATGGTTCCCGACGAACCGGCTGTAGTGTAATTGGACGCGATTAATTGTAAAGTATAGTTGTTGGAATTGGGTCCACTTTGCTGAGTGAACGCTATAGCTGTCCAGCCAGCGGGGGGTGTCACTGAGGTAACCAACGTGCTGGTCATGGCGGTGCAGAAATTGAATCCTATGAGAACACTGTTGGCGGCGACGGTGGTGCTCGTGTCCACGATTGAAGACCCAGCAAGAGACGTCCCCGAGACAGACAGTGTGGACGAAAGCGTTGCGCTCAGGTTGGGATTTCTGGCGGTGAATGCCGCGTAGGTTACAAAGGTTGCCCCCGAACCACTGATCGTACATACACTATCCGATACGGTGGCGGCAGTGAAAACCTGCTTGAACACCATGTACCGCGCCGAACTGGCAACCGTGGTGTCAATCACCTTAGTGAAGCCTGGAAACGAAGTCGCGCTAACCGTCGAGGGGGTAATCCACACCATGATGATGCGCATGTCGCCCGCTTGATAGGACGTGCCTACCGTCAAAGGGAAAGTGGTACCAGTGGAAGTCGTTATATCGGCTTCAGCGTCTAGAAGCTCAACCAGGTACGGCATGGATCAGGACGCCGTCGCGTATACGCCCGACGCGAACTGAGCGATCAGGTCACTGCCGGTGGTGGTGGCGGTAAAGTCATACGCCGTCATCGGTACGCACGCCGAATCGGCCGAGCCCGACGTCGGCCGGTACGCGGTGACCAGCTTCCCCAGCACATCGTTCGATGCACCGCCGGCGGCGAACCAGGTTTGGTTGCCGACCGCGATCGACTGGATGTTGGTGGTGAAGTTCTGGGTGATGGTGAATCCGCTGGTCAGCACCTTGCGCCCGTAGTTGGTGAACGTGGCCTCGGTGTTGGAGGCGAGCAGCGTGGACAGGGTGGTGTAGTCCTGCAGCGTGGTGTCGGCCTGTAGTCCTGAGGACTTGAGCAGCAACACCAGGACGGCGTCCGACCCGGTCGCCAAGGAGGCTTGCTGAACGAAGCGACCCTTAGCAATGGTAAAGATGAAGTTTGAAATTTGGATCCCCCGCCTTATGTCCAGCCGAGAATGAGGGCTCCCGTGACGGGGTCGCCGATCGTGCCGTTGTTTGTTCCCTGGTTGAATGTGGCCGCGCTGTTGTCGATGTCCTGCACCGCGTCAACCTCGGTGATCAGCACACCCCGCCAGATCTGCGCCCGGGTACCGAACGGCGCCAACACCGCCGACATATCAGCCGGCGTCAGCGATCCGTCCGGGTCGGCGAGGGTGGCGTCGAATTGCCGCATCTGCGCCGATGTGCGGTCCGCCGTCACGCTGCCGTCCACGATGGGCAGCTGCATGACGACGGATCCGTTTTGGATGATGTCGCACCGGGACACCGCCTGATGGGACGCTTGGATTGCGGCCTGGAAGGCGGATGAGGTGGGTTGCACAATGGCCGCCTTTCAGGACGTAATGGGCGGAGCGGCGACGCTGGTGTACCCGACCGAAACCTTGTGGTAGTTGGGCACAACCTCCCACTCATAGGTCATGTCGGAGCCCGCCGCCCCCGGTCCGAACAGCACGTAGAGCTGTTCGCCGTTGGTGTACTGGACCAGCAGGATGTGCCCGGACTGGTCGAGTTGTTTGAACGCCGACCAGTAGTCCGCCGGCTGGTCTTTGTAGAAGTTCAGCGTGTACGTGCCTTCGGGGCCGTACTGCGGACCATTGACAACGATCTTGTCGGCGGTCAGGCCACCGGAGATGACCTCGAACGTGCCCTGCACCCGGCGCACCGTGCGTGCGTCGCCTTGATACGCGATCGGGAACGGGGTGTTCACCGTCGGATCAAGGGGGTCCTTCAGCCACGGGACGTCGACCTGCGGGGTGACGGTGACAACGTTCGAATAGTCGGCGGCGGCGAACAGCAGGCTGCCGGTTTGCCCGTATGCCAGCACTCGGTACTTCGACGGCGCGTTGAGCGGGGCTTCGTAGTCGTAGACGGTCATCGTCCCGCCGGTGTTGGTCAGTAACAAAGCGTTGCGCACCGGCCCGTAGGTGACCCCGCCGTCCCGCGACGCCTGCACCGCGAACGCGGCCGTGGCGGGGGTGGGGCCGCCGGTGGTGATGTCGAGGCGGACCCGGTTGTAGACGGTGTCGAACAGGGAGTTGGAGATGACCGCGTTCGGGGAGCCGGCGATGGACTGCGTCCAGGTGATCGACGCAATCCCGGAGGGGAAGTCGTTCGACCCCGGCCACACCTGGTTGACCTGCACATACGCGGAGTAACCACCGTTGACGATGTCGGTGTTCAGCGTCCACTGCAGGTCTTCCCCGAACACCAACCCGGAGCCCTGAATCGGTGGGGTGACGAACGGGACGAAGCCGCCCGCCGCGACCTGCGCGGCGGTGTAGATGGCCACCTGATACGCGGCCTGCGGGTTCGAGTCCGGGGAGGTGTAGGTCCAGGTGACCGTGGGCCGGCACGTGGTCGTGATGGTCCCGGTGGGGGCCGTGACGGTGACCACGGACTGTTGGGTGTAGGTGATATCGACGTACACCTCAGAGATCCGCAACGGGTTCCCCGAGACGTCATCGCGCCCGAGGTGCACCTCGAACTGGTTGAAGCTGGCGAGGGTCCACGGGTTGCCGTCCGGGTCCGACGTCAAGTTCTCCAACTGCTGCTCAACCCACACCGTCGTGGGCTGGCGGGGGCATCGCCACCCGAACAGCAACAACAGGATGAAGTCGATGATGACGGTGATGATGTTCGGCGGGCGGTGGCAACGGAACCAGCCCAAACAGATCGGCTGCGGGGCCGGCCACACCACGGTCTGGATGCGGATCCGCACCCCCACCGAGGAGATCTGCGCCCCTGTAGGAATGGTGATCGTCGGCAATCCGAGGCGTAGCCGCTGGGTGTCCAGGCGGCAACGCGGCGTCAGCTGCACATAGGTGGTGTCGGTGTTGTCGGACAGGGCGGTGTGCGCGTTCGCCGCACCGACCACCGACCAGGAGCCGAGCTGGACGGTGGCGTTGGGGCGGACCGTGGTGGTGGCGCTCATCGCTTCTGGCCCTGTGACATGGCGGTGTGCTTGTCGATGAACTTCTCGATCTGCTTGTCGGCGAGGAGCCGGAACTCCTTGCCGTCGAAGAACAGGTGGTGCTCGTGCACGCAGTGGCTACCGCCGCCCTGCTGCGCCTGTTGCGACGACAGGGAGATCGGCGCGGACTGCGGCTGCATCGACGCACCCGAACCGGCGATGCCCAGCAGATCCATCCGCCCGAGCACAGCGGTCGCCTCAGCGGTCGCAGCCGTGGCCAACCCGAGGGCGGCGGCCTTCACCGACCCCAAAGACTGGGTGATGCCCTTCGCCAGGTTGATCCCGAACAGTTCGCCGACGTTCTGCGCGTCCACCGTCGCGGTCGCACGGAGCACCTCGATGACAGTGACTCCGCAGTCCTGGGCGGCCTGGCGACAGTGCCGCTCCTCGTCCCTAATGCCCCACCAGAAGCCCATGCCGAAGAACCGGCCGATCTCCCGCAGGATCCGTGACGGGGACGCGGTATCGAGGGTGGTGTTCACGGCGTCCACCGATCCCTGCGCCATCCCGGTCGCCGCCGTCGCGGCTTCCCCACTACCGTCGTTGATCGAGTTCACGAACCCGGCGACGAAGTCCTTGCCGGCCTGCGCGGTCTTCAGCGACGGCGACGCGGAGGCGATACCCGACGACCCGGTCAGCCCGGCAACGGCGGAGCTGCCCACCGCCGCACCGGCGGAACCAGCGCCACCCCCTCCACCGCCGCCACCGGAGATGCCGGCTTGCTTCATCAAGTCGATCAGCTTCTGCAGATCCTCGATGAGCTTCTTCACCGTCTCGTCGAGCTTCTTCGCGCCCTTGTCGCCGTCCTCGAACGCCTTCTCCATGGCCTGGCCGGCTTCCGGGGCGATCTGGGTGAGCTGGTCGAAGTCTTGAATGAGCGACGCGACGTCCTGCTCCAGGTCGAGCACCGACTGGTCCACGTAGACGATCTGCTGCTGCAACTGGTACAGCTGCTCCACCGTGGTACCGAGGTCGGTTTCCCACTGGTTGGTGATGTCGTCGGCCTGCTGGATCGCCTGGGTGAACTGCTGAAACACCTGGACGGTCTTGGTCAGTTCCTGCTCGAACTGCTTTAACGCCGCCAAGCCCTGCGTGACGGCCTGCACGAACTGCTGCATCGACTTGACCAGCTGCCCGAACCGGGTCACGGCCTGCTGCAGTTGCGCGGTGAACTGCACAAAGCTCTTCACGAACGCTGTCCACAACCGAGACACCGCCTTGAGCTGAGCATCGAACGTGGTGAACGACTTCACGAACGCGGTCCAGGTGGTGTTCGCGGCCTTCACCTGCGCGGTGAACGCGGTAAACGACTTCACGAACGCCGTCCACAAAGGACCCACAGCCTTCAGCTGCGCGTCGAAGGCGGTGAAGTTCTTCACGAACGTCGCCCAGATCGTGCTCGCCGCCTTGATCTGCGCATCGAACGTCGTCATGTCCTTCACGAACGTCGACCACGTCGGACCCGCCGACTTGATCTGCGCCGCGAACGTCGTCAAGTCCTTCACAAACGTCGCCCACGGCGCGGTGGCGGCCTTGAGCTGCGCGGCGAAGGAGGTGAAGTCCTTCACGAACGTCGAGAACGTCGGACCAGCCGACTTCAGCTGCGCCCCGAACGTCGTCACATCCTTGGTGAAAGCCGCGAACGGGGCCGACACCTCCTTGACCGCCGGACCCAACTTCTGCATGTCCGACACCACCGGGTCCATCCCGGCCTGCACAGCCTTGAACGCCGGCCCCAGGTTGGACGCGGCCGTGTTCAGGTCCGTCAGCGGCTGCTTCGCGTCCGCCGCCTGCTTCGCCAGGGACTGCACATCGGTACCGACCTGCTTCGTCGGATCTGACAACCCCTGCACGGAGGTTTTCGCGTCGTCCAGGGGCGGTTTGATGTCCTTGACTGAGGAGCCGAGGTCGTCGACCGGCTTCTTCGCGTCGCCGATCTTGGCGCCGGTGTCCTTCGCCGCGTCACCCAAATCGTTGGTGGGTGCCACCGCGCTCTTGTTGGCGTCCGCGAGCCCCTTGGCCTTGTCCCCGGTGTCAGCCATCACCACACCCTGGTTCTGCACCGGGGGCGCGGCGGCGTTGGAGGCCGCGATCAGGTCCCGCTCCGACTGGGTCGTCGTGCCCAGGGCTTCGTCCATGTGCGCGATGGCGAGCTTGCACTTGTCGAAGAAGTCGACAACCTTCGCGCCAAGGCCGATCAGGTCGGAGATCGCGGTACCCAGCCCGAGGACGATGTCAATAACACCCTTGATCATCGAAGTGATCTGCGGGCCGTTCTGGGAAACGGAGTCCTTCAGCTCGCTGAACGCCGGCTCGCACTGCTTGATCGCGTTCATGAAGTCGGTGCCCAGGTCCGTGACGATCGTGATGATGTCCTGGATTTCCTTGCCGATCTGCGACGAGGCACCCGAGACCGCCCCGGAGAACTTGTTCAACTGCCCGGTGCTGTCCCCGATCGCCTTCATCACCGCGACACCCAGGTCGGTGAAGGCGTCCATGGCGGGCTTCATCGCCGGCTGGACCTTCTCCGCCATGGACCGGAACGAGTCGCTGAGCCGACCCACGTCGTTGATCAGCGGGGTGATCTCCTTCGACCCGATCGTGATCATCGTGGCGCCCAGGTCGCCCAGCTTCCCGATCAGCTTCTCCGCCGCCGGCACCGCCGCATCCCACGCACCGCTCGCCTGGTGGAACGCGGTCGCCATGTGCTCCACGGCGGTGATGCCGGCCTGCATCAACCCCGGCAGCGCGTTGAAGAATTGGCGGAACTGCGGCGCCAACGTCTGGGTGATCACGTTGAACCCGTTCGCCAGCTCCTTCAGCGACGCCACAACCTTCGGGATCGCCGCCTGAGCGACCGAGGCGATCGTCTGGAACGCCTTCTTCAGCGGGTCCGCGATCTGCGGCAACGCTTGGCGCACCGCCTGGATCATCTGCTGCAAAACCTGGCCGAACGGCTTCGTGATGTCGGCGAAGTCCTTCTTCACCTCCGTCGCCAAGTCCTTGAACTGCTTCTTCACTTCCTTGTTGCCCGACTCGGCCGCGATCACCAGCCCGGTGATCGCCGCGCCGGCGGCCAGCATCGCCACCCCGAACCCGGCGAACGCGGCCACGGCCACCACCGCGAGCGCGGCCACGGCCGCGACCAGGGCGGCGGCGGCCACAGCGGCAATAGCGGCGGCGGCGGCAAACACGCCCATGGCCATGGCCGCCATCGGGATCACCCCCGCGAGGGTTTCCATGGCGGCGGCGAACCCGGCGGCGGCGCCCGTCGCCAGGCCCTGCATGGACCCGGTGACGGTGCCGAGTATCTGCTCTAGGTCGACGAGACCACCTTCGGCCGCCTGGACGCCCGTCTCTACGTCGACAAGGCCGCCTTCGACGACCTCGAACGCGCCAGTGACGTCGTTCAGTGCGGTCTCCAGGACGGTGAACCCCGTCCCGGCGGCGGTAACACCGGACTCGAGGGCGGTCATGCCACCCTCAAGCGCGGTGATACCGCCCTCGGCGGTCTGCGCGGCACCCTCGATCGCGGTCAGTTCACCGGTCAGTGCTTGCGCCCCACCCTCCAAGGCCGTGACACTCTGCTCGGCCGTGGTCAGACCCGACTCCAGGGCCGTCATGCCCTGCTCGACAGTGGTCATGCCGCCGGCGACAGTGCTTAATACCGTGGTGATCCCGTCGGCGTCGGTGGCGAAGGACTTGACCATCCCGTCGGCGTCCGTGATGGCATGCACGAACCCGTCGAAAGCCTGCTCGGCTTCCTTGACCTGGCTGGTGTCGATGTCGAGCTTGACCGGCTCCTTCACCAGCTCCTCGGCCGCCTTCAGCGTCGCCAACTCGGCCTCAGCCTCGGCTACCCCCGAGGTGTCCACGTCGATCTTGATGGTCTCGCCGGCGCCGGTCAGCGCCGCCTTCAACGCCTCCACCTCAGCGATCGCCTCGGTGACCTTGGAGAAATCGACGTCGATGGTGAGCTTCGTGTCCTTCAGCGACTCCAGGAGCGCCTTGAACTCCTCCACCTCCGCCTTCGCCTCAGCGGCTTCGGCGTTGAACCGGATAGTGAGCTCAGAATCTGCCATCGAGACCACGCTCCCTATCCGGTTGTCCGTACTTCAGTTGGAACTGGTCCCACTCAAGGTCTTCCGGGTCCTCAGCGCCCTGGGCGAACTGGGCGCCCCGCAAACTCGCCAAGGCCTGGCGGGCGTCGTCACGCTCTTGACCGAACGGGCCCCGGATCGCTATCCACGCGTCCCACTCCGCCAAATCCGTGGCGGTGCCACACGCGTTTAGGAAAGCGCGTCGGCTGGCGAACTTGAGATGGGCCGCGAGGTCGAGTTGGCGGAGGAGTTCCGGGCGGCTCCGGATTTTCCCTCAAGCGCCTTCTTCGACTCCTTCGTCATGTGCGACAACCGACGGGCCACCTCGGCGATGCGTTCACAGCCGGCGGAACCCAACGAGTTCACCACCGCGATACCCCGGGCGGTGTCCGGCCAAATGCGGGCACCGGTCTTCTGCCGGGCCGCCATCACCACCAGCCGGGTGGTGTTGTTCGACATGTTCAGCTCGTAGTCGGAGCCGTCGATCTCGAACATCGGCGCCCGGTACTCATCCATCTCGGCGGCGGTCAGCTCCTGTACCCACACCGAGCACTTCCACTCCGGAACGTCGATGCGCTCCCGGGCCGCCGTCCACTGGATACCGCCGGAGTCGACCAGCTCGGGGAACTCGAAGTCGTCGTTGAACTCGCTCATTCTCATGTCTCCTGTTTGGTGTGCACGAACAACCCCCAAGGTGGGGGTCAGCTTTCGATTGCGGCGTCCACGGCCTGCTCAACAGCTTCAGCTGCCGGCCCACGGCCCAACTCGAACGCCTCTTGCATGTAATGCGAACCAGGCACATGCACGTGCTCGGTGAAAATGGTCTTCCCGTCGATCTGGAAGACCATCGGGGCACCGTTGACGGCGTAGTTATCGCCGCCCTGGTTCTGGATGTTCGCGTACACCGTGTTCGGTGCGATCAACCAGCCGTCACCGTCGTTGTCCTTGTGCATGGACCGGGCCAGATCACCGGACCGCTTCGGGGCGGTCTCGGCGGCGGTGTCCACGAAAACATCCGCACCCGGAGAAAGCACTTCGGTGAGGCCCGGGGGCTCGAGGACGTACTCGACACGCTTCAGCATGTCCCGTACGTCGTCGAGCCCCTCCCAGTCCGCCTCAATGCGGATTTCCGCCATTAGCTGTAGACGACGCCACGCGCGAAACCGAACAGGGCCAGGAACGACGGGTTGGTACCCGAGATCGTCCAGTTGGCCCGCACCTGCGCCGGGATGACCTGCTGCTTGGGCAGCACGATCCGCTGCGCCGACGCCGTGGTCGCGGCGGCGAACGCCATCCCGGGGATGTCGGTCCAGGTGGTGCCGTCCGGGGAACCCTGCAGCTTCATCGTCAACGACGGGGTGGTGCCGGTCGCGGAGAACACGTGCAGCTGCGCGTTGCCACCCGCGACGGTCGCCCCACCGTTCGCGGTGTTGTCCAACGCGGTGGACATGCCGGTGGTGGTGGTGAACGCGTTCGGGGACAGCAGGATGTAGCCGTCATCGACGTAACCACGGGCCATCATGGTGCAGTCGATCGTGACCGCACCCTTCAGCTTCGCGTCGATGTCGTACTTGGTGATCACCGACGGCTGCATGACCATCGGGCCACCCAGGGGCCAGCCGAGGGCGCCGTACGCGGCGAGCACATCGGAGTCCTGACCGAACCTTTGGTTCACGATCCCGTCGATGTTGTTGTAGCCGGGGGTGTAGAAACCCTTCAGCTCGATCGACGCCTTCTGGATACCGGCCAAATCATACGAGAACCTGTCGCCGAACACCGTCGCGTCGATCGTCGCGGCGTCCCGCTTCGCCTTCAACTCGTTACCGTTACCGGACATGTCGTACTGGTCAAACGCGACCGCAACATTCCGGCCGACATACACCTGAGCGGTCATTTAGCCGCACTCCCATCATCGTTACCAGGTTGGTTAGACCCGGCAGACGCCGGGACGATTAGACCGATTTCCAGGTACAACTCAATGTCGTCACCCGAATACGGGTCGCCGACCTTGTAACACTTGTTCTTCCCGGCATCGACCCGGTCAAATGGCCGATCCACGACATAGCTCACGCCAGCAGGCTTGCTAGCCATTGGTTTCTCCTAAGCCCACAACTGCAAAGACAGTTGGATGCCTAAATAGGTGGTGCCACCGACCCTGTAAGACCCGTACCGGGAAGCGGCGAGGACTTGAACGGAGTTGCTCGTGAGCTCAGTCAGGGCGTCCTGGACGGTGTCGTCCTGCAGGCGAGTCACGAACGGGCCGTCCGGGTCGATGTACTCGTCCAGGAAGTCTTGCGCCGACTCGATGTCGATTCGGTTGGTGATGATCTCGATCAGGAAATTCCACTGACCGATCGCACCCCGAAACACCTGCTGGTAATCGACCAGTGGCTTATCCGGTACCACCCACGCGCACGGCACATTCGCGCTGTCCGTGATGCGCGGGTAGATGGTGAAGTCGTCGATGTTTCCCAGGCGCTCCACGATGGCTTCACGTAGCGCGGAGAGCCGGTTCATGCGACGACCACGTCACGCAAGCCCCGCAACAGGCTGCATGCCAGGGGGTTGATCCCGGAGTGCAGCTGAATGCCCTTCTGTCCACCGAACACGCCGGTGGACAGCCCGGTGGTGCCGGCCGATCCATTGGTGAAGTCCTTCGACTTGTAGTAGTCGGTGGCCAGGATCTGGCAGGCTTGCTTGACCTGGGGCGGTACCGCCGGCCAACCCCACGTGGCCGTGATCCGCACCCGGGCCCGGTACGACTGGCCGTACGCGGTCTGGCCGGAGCCAATGCCCGAGTACATGAATCCGCCGTACCCATAGCCATAGCCGTTGTACGGATAGCTCAGGTACGGCTGCTTGCGCGCACCTGGGAAGAACTTGGCCCCCACCGCGACAACCCGGTTGAATGGTGCCCCCGACTGCGGAACCAGCGGCTCCGCCTGCCAGTCAAGGGCGCCCCACAGGGTTTCGAACACCCCATCGTTGTCATCGTCAGTTTCGACGGTCATTCCGACCGTGGAGGCGTACGCCCCGGTCCAGATGTCACCGGGATAATCCGGGGCCAACACGCGGGCGCTGGGGGTGTCCGCTGACCAGAACTGGTCACGGCAGTGTTCGTCGATCCGCCGCGACGCAGCGGTGATGGCGACCTGCAGCAGATCGTCGTTCGCGTCGTTCTTGATCTGCAGCGCCGTTTTCAGCTGGTCGACGGTGATGTAGTCCGTGACCGGAGCTGTCATGGCCTAGACCAGGTCCCCGGTGACGGTGAGGGTAAAGGTCGGGGTGGTGCCGGTGACCGTGTAGTTCAGCCGGAAGTACCGGTCCAGCGGGCCCAGGGTGGGCTTGGCTGCGGTGCCGTTCGCCGTGATCGCGGTGTACTGCCCCCCGACGCTCACCCAGGTGCTGTTGTCCGGACTGGTCTGCGGCTGAATAACCAGCGACGGGGTGGTGCCGCCCACGGCGGCCGTGACCACGGAGATGCTGCGCAGGCCCGAGGCTCCCCCGACATCAACTGAGGGGCTGTTTCCACTGGCGGTGACGACAGTGCCGGGGATCTTGAACTGCTCGGTGTAGACGAACCGGCCGTCCGCACGCTGGTAAGACATGAGAGCTCCTAAACGGGGTTCTTGCGGGGACGGCCGGGACGCCGGCGCTCGGGGGTCAAAACGGATTCCGACCTGACGTACTCGGCGACCTCAGCGGCCACCCACATCTGCGCCAGCTCGGCCGGCACGTCCGCCTCAGCGCCGTCCGGCAGCATGAAATTGCGGTTGGAGATCGCCGTCAGCATCCGGACGCGAGGCATCTCAGACCTGCGGCTTAGCGATGTAGACGATCAAATCCTCAGACGGCATCTCCCCGCCGAGGTTCCACGCCGCCGCCTTGTTGGCGTCCGACGCGCCTTCCTGGACTAGCAGCCGGAAACCGGGCGCCTCCAGGGAGTTGCCGTCGCGGTCGCGGCTCACGATGTTGACGCGTACCCCGCTGTCCTCGTCGATCTCGGACTTCTCGGGCGCGGCTTCAGCCTTGGCCGCTGCTTTCCGGACAGCCATGACAACTCCTTATTCGGGTGGAGACCGCGAATGCCCCCGTCGGGGAGCAACGGGGGCATTCGCGGGTTAAGCGGAGAACAGATCAGGCGTGGTGCTGGAATGCCGCGTAAGCGTTCGAGTCCTGCACCGTGGCGTCCAGTCGAGTAAAGCCGAGGAAGCCTACTTGGAGTGCCGACATGAAGCGCTCACTGAATCGCACCATATTCATGTCCAAGACCTGGCGGACCACGTACGCGCGCTGGAAGTCACCGAACAGGATCGACTTGTTCGACGCACCCGGAACAGCCATTCCCTGATCCACGAAATAGGGCTGACCATTGATGCTCGGCGCCATGCCGGGGACCGGCACGGGGACCCACAGCGGGTGGCCCTGCGAGTCCTTGATCTTCCGGATGACCGCGAGGGTGGCGTCGTTCATCATGAACCGGCAGTTGTTGCGGTACGCCGGGTCGAGCGAGTGCTCCAGGTCGATCAGGTTGTCGTAGGTGATCGACGTGGTGTCAGCACCGGTCACGGACACGGTGGCGTTGGTGGCCACACCCAGGGGCTCGGTGGTGCCGGCGCCGGTGACCAGCACCGAGGCGACCTTGCGGCCGATACGGGTGCCGATGTGATCCGGCAGCCAGGTGTTCAGGTCGAACACGCTGTCCTGTAGCAGCTGCACCGACACCAGGGCGACACCAGAGGCGTACAGCCACGCACCCAGGGTCGCGGTCCCGAACGTGAACTCGGTGAAACCGGTCGCCAGGTCATGGGTCTCCGCGTTGAGGGCACCCTGGTTGGCGGTGTCATCGTTGGTCGGCCACTGCAACGGGTTACCGGTCGAGGTGTTGATGACCGTGGCGTACTGCAGCAGGCCACCGAACGCCTTCATCCGCTCGATGATGATCTGCCGGTAGCCCGGCGGGATCAGGTAACCACCGGAAGAGCTCGGGGAGGTGACCGCGCCGGCGCGAGCTTCCTGACCGCCACGCACGTAGTTCGCGGCGAGGATCTGCCGCTGCTCGGGACGCAGGTCTTCCAGGCCGTTGCGGGCGTAGGACTCGAAGGCCCGCAGGTACTCGGCGTCGTGAGCGGCGTCGCGCTCCTCCACCGACTGCTCCGGCGTCTGCACCGGGGCACCCGCGCGGGTCTGCACGACCGAGGAGTAATCCACGGCGTCAAGACCGTGCGCACGGTCGGCGCGCTTGGCGTCGGCCTCCAGCTCGGTGACCTTCGCCTCGAGCTCGTCGGCGCGGGCGCTGGCGGTGTCGAAGTTGGTCCGCTGCTCAGCGGTCCACTCGCCAGCCTTCTCGGTCTCGCCGAGGATCTCGTTCATGCGGTGCGAGAGCCCCATGAGCTCCTCGCGGTACCGCTTGTTCAGTTCGTTGCTCATCGTTGGTTCGCGTCCTTTCAGGCACGCCAACAGCCCCCGTACGCATGCGCAGGGAGTGAAGGGGGAGCTAGGAGTGGTTAGGCGGCCAAGCTCAGGCGGACCGCGAGTGCGCGGGCCTTCGCCAGGGCCGTGTACTGCTCAGATTCGAAGTCCCGAGTGGACGCGGCCGGCTCGGTTTCCGGGATCTCAGCTGGTTCTACTTCCGGGTCGGCGTTATGAGTGGTCTCAGCCGGCTCACTGTGCGACTTCAACTCTGGCGGTTCAGCGCCAGCGTCCCGAAGGTGGTGCGCGAGGTGCTCATACACCCCGGAGCGGGCCGAGTCGGCGATATTCGCGCCGCTACGGCCGCCGTTCAACGCGGCGATCCCGGCGGAGCAAGCCACCGTGGACGCCGCACCCACCGACCCGTCAGAAGAGACGAAGTGGTGGGGAAACTTGTAGTTGCTCTTGTTCGTCGGGTCGTCATCTGCGTCGTTGTCGTGGTCGTCGTGCATCCACCCGAAACACGCTCGCAGCGAGTCCGCCGACGGGGTGTCGCCCAGGTTTTTGACGTTCGACGCCGCATCCCACGCCTTGTCGCTGGTCGCGGTGTGCTGATACGGGATGACTGTGCCCGCCTTGTCGGCTGACGCCGGCTCCTTTGACTCATCGTCAGCGGGGGCGGGCTTCTTGGCCATAGCTCGGCTGTCCAAGAGAATGTGCGTGGGCGCGAGTTCCGGGTCGTACCCCAGTAGGTGCGCCAGCTCGGGGCGAAACGACACCGCGCGGGCGATGGCGTCCAGGTCGCCCCGGTGACGCAACGCGGGGACGAGGCTGTGGCGCAGTCCCGCGTCGGTTTCCTCGTAGGCGGGGAAGGTCACCGAGCTGGTTTCGATCAGCTTGATTTCCTTGATGTCACGGTCCTCGACCGTGAACGGCTCGCCGTTGGCGTCACGCTCCGAAAGCTCGCTCCACTCGTCCTTGACCACCTGAAACCCGAAGGACATGCCCCGGATATTGCCGTTGTCCAAGTTGGCGATCAGGTCGTTGACGTAGGACAAGCGTGTGTCGAGCGCGGAGTCGACCGCGAGACCGCGTGTGTTCTGACTCAGCAGGAGCGTGCCGGCCGATGCCCTTGAGACCACGTGGTACGAGGAGTGGTCAATCAAGAACCGGGCGTCGGACTCCTGAAGGGTCTTGGTGAACGCACCGGGGGAAATGCGCTCGTAGAACCCGAACGTGCGGGGGTTGCCGATCGCGGTTCGACTGTTGAACACCGCCGCGTGGCCCACGAACCTTCGAGTCTCGGTGGAAGGTTCGACTTGCAGAGAAACGCCCGCGTCGAGCAGGGACAGATCACGACGCTCTTCACCAGTCGGCAGGCTACGAAGCATCGCCGATCCCTTCACTAGTCGAGGTACAGCACGAGCTCGGTCGAGCCCGCCGTCCGGTCGACGAAAATCCCGGTCTTGAACTCCACGGCGGGCAAGATCTTGCTGTCGGTGCCGCTCGCGGCCAAGTTGACGAACGTCCTGGACGCCCCAGCCGACGAGGTTCCGTCACGGAACACGACAGTGGCCACAGCTGCCGCTGTCTCGCGGACGGAGAACCCCACGAGCTCGCAATCGCCGGTCACGGCCTGCACGCCGCCGGTGCCAGCGGGCACTACCACGGAGAACGTCATTCGAAAATCCTCACTGGTTAGCCGCCATCAGACGGGCCTAGCGACGAACCACCCAGAACCTTGTCCGAGCCCATCGGGGCATTGACCGCGTTCGGGTTGATCGGCTGCAGATACACCTGGCCGGCACCGTTGGGCAGCGGCGGCAGATCCTCCAGGTCGCGGATCTCATCGACGTTGTAAGCGCCCATCTCCCGCATCACCCGGTAGTACTCGGCGCGGGCGATCGAGTCGCCGCGCAACAGGCTGTCGATGTCGTAGCGGGCCTTCTGACCCGCCGGCAGCAGCTCTTTCGTGATCCGCTGCTCGGCCGGGGCCAACCAGTTCGGGTGTAGGTCGAACTGGTTGAAACCACGCGCCTGCTGTTCCAGCCCGGAGCCCCACGACGTGGTCTTGTCCGTCTGATACATCAGGTACGGCGGGATGCCGAATACCCTGGCCGCCTCCGTGACCTGGAAGTCGCGGGACTCGAGCAGCTGCGCGTCGTCGTTCGGCATGACGAGGCTCTGAAACTTCGCCCCGGAGTCCAGCACGGCGACCCGGTGGGCACCGTCGATGCCGGAGAACTTCTCCGCCCAGCGCGCCTGCAACGTCTCGGCCTGAGACTGGTCCAGCTCGGCCTCAGTGGAGAGCAGGCCGGACAGCATGTTGCCGGACTTGAACAGTCGAGCGGCGGTAGCTTCCGCCGCTTGGGCCATTCCGATTGCCTGGGCTGCCGCCCGCACCGGGGAGATCCCACATCTGCCGTCGTAGCCGATGCCTGGGATGTGCATGATCTCGTTCGGGGTCATCGGCACGATCTTGCCGTCGAGTTGCGCGACCTTGAAGACCTTTCCCGACGGGTTCGCGGTGATCGGGTCAGCTAGCAGCACCGTCACCCTGTCCGGGGAGATCGGGTTCAGGTAGGCGATCTTGCCGCCGCGCTTGTAGACCTTCTGCAGGTAGCTGTTACCCCACAGGCAGCGATGCACCGCCGCGAGACGCCACAACTCGAGCGCCGTCATCTCCGGATGCGGGTCTTCGAGGATGGTTCCCTCGACCGGCTTCTTCGTGGCGGTGTCCACCGCCTGCAACGGCAGTGAACCAGCGAGCCCGGAGATGAGGCTGACGGCCCGGTAGACGGCCGACATGTTCATCGCCGTGTACTCGGTGACCGGCACACCCGAATCGGTGGGCTGACCGCCGAACAGGCCCAGCAGGGACAGGGAATTCAGGGGGACGGCCGGATTTTCGATGTTCGTTCGACGTTCCTTGATCCGGAACAGGCTCACCGGCGTTGTCCCTGCCTGCGAGCCGTCTCCGCGATCGACCAACGCTCACAGGCCACCACAATGGCCGTTCCGGCGACCAGGAACGCCCCTGGGTGCCAAAACAGCCACACTCCGGCCACGAACAGGGCACATCCGACGATTTCGAGGGTCAAAAGGAGCCACTGCGGCATGCTCGAGGCCCCTTTCACCACAAGTTGGGTACTTTCCGCTTCGCCAACGACCCGTGTTCGATGGCCCAACCACGGGCTTCGTAGGCCAAAAGCGCCGCCATGAAGGCGGAAATTGACTGTGCGTGCGACTTCTTCACGATCCGCTGGTAGTGCTCAGGCTGCCCCGGCACCCGCTCCTCGGCCGTGGAACGCCGCTTTCCGTTGGCCAAAGCAGCCCCAGCGGCGTGCATAGTGAGGATTTCGGTGCCGTCATGGGTCAATTCGTCGCCCCGATGGGCCGTTTGGAACCGTTCCACCAGCTGATCCATGCGCAACTCGGAGTTGGTCCACAGTTCGTAGACCTTCTTCGGGTACTGCCCGTCCCACACGTTCACTTCGGTCTGCCAACCCGTGGGTGTGCAGAACATGGCCTCGACCTGGAAGGCCTTGAACGCATCCCGGACGGCCTGGTGGACTTCCTCGCGCGGAACGGTCCATTCCGACTCTCCGGGGGCCCGTTCCCACGTCCTGAGATGGTAAATGCGACCGTCAGACAGCCGTGAGGCGCACAACGAGGTCGCGTCGCGGTTCTGGGAGCCATGGAAGCCCAACGCGACCTGCTGGCGCTTCTGGAGCGGCTCGCTGGAGTCCCGCTGAGCCGTCCACTTGATCATGTCGACGGCGTCGCGCGACCCGACCGTGACCTCGTTGAGATAGAACCGGCGAGACTCACCCTCACCAGTGCTCGGATCTCGGATTTCGTCCATGATCCGCTCAATGCGGACCCAGCCGCCGTTCTCGATGGCCGAATCCCCGTAGACGTAGACCAATTCGGCTCGAAGTGCCTGATCGTCGTCCAGATCGACGCGCACCCGGGGCTGCCGATAGTCCAGAAAGACGCCCGGAGCCTTGGCTTCCCACGTTCGCTGGGCTACCGAACGCTCCGACGGGTCGTAGGCGTTGGTGAGCTCCATCCAGCGGCCGTCCATGCCGGCCAAACCGCGCTTCATGGTGCGCGCCAAGGTCACGCCACCGGATGACTCGGTGTACAGGCCCGACTCGGTGAAGGTGGCGAAGGTGATCCGGGCACCCAGACGGCTCTTCGCCGCCGCCGTGACCGGCTCAATACGGCCACCGTCCGGTAAATTCACCCTGGTCAGGCCCACATCCAGGCCCGGAGTGTTCGCCGCCGGGCCTTCCGAGAGCATCGTGAAGATCGGACTGAAGGTGTTGCCAACCTGATCTTCCGAGTTGGCTGCGCACTGGATCCAGGGCGTCGGCATAGGAGAGCCCACCGGCTCCCCGCTTGCGTCCCAGCCGGCGAACCGAACCGGGCCGAGCGCTTGAGCACACGCCTGCGCTGCGGCGAGGGGGTCCTTGCCGGATTTCTGCGGGCGCACCAACAGCGAGCCGTAGTACGTGAACGCTTGCGAGCCCATATCGGCCCGAGCGTGTGGCTTGAGCTGGTACGACTTCATGATGTGCCACTGCTGCTCGGGCGTCAGCAGGAACGGTTCACCGCGACGAGCGCCATCCGGGACGATGAGGTTTGCTTCGATCCAGTCAATGACCGCGAAGCCCAACGTCGGGAAGGCGCCCGGATCACCGTCTCCCCCGTGCCAGGGCATCGCTTACGGGTAAACCGTGTAGAGCTGCCCCAGCTTCGTGGGCGTGTACTGCGACCACTGCCCCTGGTTGAAGCCGATGTAGTTGTTCGGCGGCACACTCAACACCTGCTGGTCACCCACGACCACGACAGCCCAGGCGGTCTGACCGGATGTGGTGTCAGCGAAGCACTGGATGTTCCCGGCCGTTGCGGCAAACGCCGTGTTCAGCGCGGTCTGAAACGCCGAGACTGTGCCGGAGAACTGGGTGAACGCGTACAGCGGCGACAGGTTGACGGTAGGCACGTACGTCATCAGAAGCTCCTACGGGACGGGAAACGGGGCGGGCGGATCAACAAGTTCACGCACGCGTTCAACGGTGATCGGCTCCCCGTCGCGCACATCGTCCTCGAGCCACACGATCTGGTTCTGGGTGCCGTGGGCGCGACGCTCAATCCAGTGCGTCAGCAGCACCTCGGACGGGTCGATGCCGTGCAAGGTGAACCAGTCCTGCCACAGCACGACGTGGTCGGGGCTGTCGTGCTGGACGTCCTCACGGAACCAGTCGCGGACGTTGTACGGCGGGGCCATCAGGCGGTCCCGGCGGGCGGCGTCCAGCCATGCTTGATGAGCAGCTCCCGAGTGACCGGAGCAAGGAAAAGGCGCGCTGGCTCTGCCTCGAATGGCTGCTTCGGGATCTCGGCCGCGACGGTGGACAGTATGACTTCGACGCGGCCTCTGACACCGGCACGGACGGTCACGTCGTTGAACGCGGCACTGACGTCCTCACCATCGAGCTCGATGTGCGTGTCACGGCCTTTCCCGGTGTCGTTCCAGATCTTGAACGTCTGGTACTTAAGATCGTTCATGCCGGCACATCCGGGTCCACAGCCTTCAACCGACGCCGCGCCGGAGCCACCTCACGCTGCTCCTCAACCTCATCGACCACGATCTCCCACTCCAGACGCTTCAACGCCGAAGGGTTCAACCCCAACAGCGACTCGAGCTGGCGGGCCTCGCCCTTGATGTTCGCCATCGCCACCGACGTCTCGTGATCAAACGACTCGGCGAGCAACGCCACCCGCACATACCGGGCGATCACGGTGTCGATGTGCATCCGCACCCACTGCGCGGCCATCGGGGTGCGCCACATGCGCTCCCAGCGATCCAGCTCGATCGACGTGGCCTCGACCAGGGGCCAGTCCGGGATCGGGCCCTGCCAGCCCTCCATCGGGAGCTGGATCTTCGAGCCGGACGGAAGGTTCCGACGGCGTGCACTCGGATTGGACAACGGGCCTCGACTACCGCTCATCGGTCACCTCCTGGTTGGTTGATCTGGGACAATGCGTGCGTGATCCAGTGCCCGGAGTGCGAAAGGGACATCTACCTCGACACCGGCCTGCGCCCCTTCGCCGCGTTCCTGCGTCACCGCGCCGGCGTCATGGCCGCACACTGCGCCGAGTACCCGAACGAGCACCCGATCTTGACGCAGCGGCTCGTTGATGAGCTGCTTGATCGTCTCTAGGATGCGCCGACCAGGCCTCTGACCAGCGGAAACGAGCTTGATCGTCTCCGGGGAGCCGAAACCATCACGCACTGTGATCGTTTTAGTGGGTATCGCGTACAGACCGCTAGAAACCGGGAGGAAGGGCCTGGGGCTTGATCGTTTGACCTTTTGGATCTTCGTCGCGTGTAAGGACGCAGGTCAGAGCTCTGCCCGGTCCGCCGGCGTCGAGCTCGAGGTGCGCCGGCGCAAAGGATGGATGGGCAGGGATGGTGCCACTGAGCGACCGGTCTTAAGAGATCAGTGACCGGTCATCAGTGACCGGTCTTAAGAGACCATGAGATCAGTGATCAGTGACCGGTCATCAGTGACCGGTCATGTGCATGCATGTGTGTTGTTGCATAGGGATGGATGGATGGTGCACAACGCTTGACCTACACACATGCGATGGCTAGTGTTGTGGACATGCGCATCATGCACACAGCAGCAGCACTCATCATCACCAGTGTGGTGGCAGGTGTCATCATCAACAACGTCATGCATGGTGATGTGCACATGCACGGTGCTGAGGTAGTGCATGTGGTGGCAGCACCAGTGGAGGTAGCACCAGCAGTGGAGGCACCAGCCCCCTCACTGGGCGGCAGCGACCCGATCATCCCCCTGGTCTGCGGGGTGAACCTCGACTGTAGCGACGTGGACCGGATGGCAGCAGCACACGCAAAGCCCAAGGGCAAGATCTCGAGGACCGTGCGCACCACGCACAGCAGCACCGGTGCAACCAGCACCACGGTCACACAGAAGACGCCGGCCGGGTCCACCACCACACGGGTGAGCCGCAGCGCCAAGGGTGTGACCACCACGTCGACCAGCACCACGGTCAGCAAGTAGTAGCTAGAGCTCCCCGGGTCGCCCGTTCAGCCGTTGGTTGGGCGGGCGATTCTCTGTGCCCATAAGTATTGACGTCATGCCGTGACGAGTCTAGTGTTATGCACATGATGCAGACCATCACCCCCGCCCCGACCGCCTCCGACGCCGCGCGTGACCGCGCCCGCCAGTTCATCGCCGACGTCGACACCAAGTCGAACGCGGCCATCGGCGCCCAGATCGACATCCTGTTCGCCCGCAGCCGGTCCGTACACACCAGCAAGGAGGACCAGAAGGCCTACACCCTGCACCTGACCTACCTGCGTCGGAAGCTCGCCGCACGCCTGGTCTGACCGCCTGCATGGGCCCTGACTGCCACAGGGCCGGTGTTGGTCGCCAGACCATCTAAGGAGCTCGACATGACCGCCGCATACAACCCGCACGCTGACTGGGCCAAGGAAGACCGGGCGCCGCGCAGCCTCTACGCCGTGCAGCCCCTCCTGGGCCCGCTGGTGGATGGCGACCTGTGCGACATCCGCATCGGTACCCGGTACTGCCACCAGCCGGCGGTGCGCGAGGTCAGCGACGCGAACGGTGCGACCCGGCTGCTGTGTGGTGGCTGTGAAGCGAAGTACTTCCCGAATGGAGAGCAGCGATGAAGGTTGTCAAGCGTGAGTGGCGCGACGAGCGCGGCGTGGGCGGCTCCCAGGACTTCGAGTGCTTCGACCTCGACTCGGCGCACCCGGACGAGCCGATCGCCTACACCTGCGATGGAGGTCGACAGGTTGAGCTCGCCGGCAACCAGACAGCTTGGACGCTCGAGCGAGCTCGTCAGATCAGCTGGGCGTTGGACCTGCTGCTCGACACGTCGACGCAGCTCGACTGATGACCGTCTACGTGACCGATGGCCTGGCCGGTGAGGAAGTCCATCTCCTCATCGGCCAAACCGTCGTCACCATCCCCGCCACCGGTGCGTACTGCATCGACAACGCCCACACGTTCAAACCACTGCACGGCTCGAAAGGACGATCCAGCGTGACCGACTTCAGCGAGTTCGCCGCCCGCATGGGCGTCAAGGTCAAACCACCCAAGCCTGTGGTGGTGCGGGAGGCGGCGTCGCCAGCTGCCCGGTCGAAAGCGGTGCGCCCGACCGACATCGCCACAATGATCGGCCAGGACAAACTACGACTGCGGTTGACCGTGCACGTGAACGCCTCGAAGCGCCTGAACAAGCCGGTCGGTCACATCCTGCTGCAAGGTCCGCCCGGGTTGGGCAAGACCAGCATCGCCATGCTGGTTGCGGACCTGGCCGGCGGGGAGCTCGTCATCGCCTCCGGTGACGCACTGAAGACACCCGAGACGCTCATCAACGAGCTCGGAGAGCTGCAAGACGGGGACGTGTATTTCGTGGAGGAGATCCACGGCCTACCCGAGCGGCCGAAGCGCACCCTGTTGACCGCGATGGAGGACGGGCGGGTGGATGTCGCGGTCGGTACCGGGTCGAAGTCCGTGGTCGAGTCGAAGATGTTGCACAACTTCATCCTGGTGGGTGCGACCACCGAGCCGGGTCGGTTGCCGCAGCCTCTTCTGGACCGGTTCGCGCTGCGCGGCACCCTGGACTACTACGACGTCGAGGAGCTCACCGAGATCATCTCGCAGGCCGCTGAGCGGGACGCTATCAAGATCGAGGTGGAGGCGGCGACCGAACTGGCGCACCGTAGCCGGCGGACGCCCAGGATCGCTCTCAACCTGCTTGCGATGTCGCATGAGTACGCGGTGGCCTCGGCGGACTCGACTGATGTGCCGGTCACCGTGGTGGACGTCAACCGGGCCCTCGAGATGGAGGACATCGACCACAACGGGCTGACCAAGTCTGATCGGGCCGTGCTCTGGGATCTGTGCAAAGTCCACAAGGGTGGGCCGGTGGGGTTGACCAACCTGGCCACCGGCGCGGACACCGACAGCCGGACGTTGGAGTCCATCGAGTCGTATCTGATCCGGGCGAAGTACATCATCCGCACCGGACAGGGGCGGGTGGCGACGAATTGGGGGTTCGAGGCGGTCGGGCTCGAGGCACCGGTGACGGCACCGAATGCGGAGGACATGGAGATGTGAGGGGTGATGGCTAGGATGTGAGCGGCACAGCGAGGTGTCGCCGCGATGCCCTGTGAGGTAATTGGCAACCGACCAGCCTCTGATGCTGGGGTTCCTGGTTCGAGTCCAGGCAGGGCAGCTCAATCCCGCGTGATGCAACGGCAGCATGGTTGGCTTTGATCCAACTCACCCAGGTTCGAATCCTGGCGCGGGAGCTACCTTCGCGCCCTTGTTGCTATTGCAGCCCCTACAAAGCACGGCAAGATTTGACGGCTCATGCATCAGATCCGGTCGCACCGACCGAGGAATGATGTGATCGGCGGTCAGCTGGTCCGCACCGGTGGCGAAGGGTGTGACCGGGTGCGCCGGCCGATCGTTCCAGCCGGGACACACCCACCCGTAGCGGCTCACCCAGTCTGATATCAGCTGGTGTGCGATGCGTTGGTGTTGCCGCCCGAGCCCCTTGGACGTGGCGCTGGCCCGGTAGCTGGCGGTGCCGCATCGACCGCCGCAGCGTGAGCCACGGGTGGGTTCACCGCAGGCGAGGCACGGTTTGAGCGCCATCCGAGTGCCTCTCGGCGTAGGTCGCAGCCTGGGCAGGTGCGGGGTGGGCAACGCCTCAATCTGTTGGCCATAAGTGTTGACTTGCCCTGGTGGTGTCGTCTAGAGTTATGGACATGACAACGAACTACGCAACGAGCACCGGCCGCAGCATCACCGAGATCGCCGCACACGCGTCCAAGTACGCCGCAGGCCGCGATGACGCTGGCGCAGCATCGGCCGTCATCTCCGTGGCGTTGACACAGGTAGTCGGGCCGTTGTCCCCGGGGAACATCTACAGCGCGAGCCTCAATCTGACCCGCGACCTGATGAACGGGCGGTCCGCCGGCGCCTCTCAGGCTCAGTGGTCGATCGACAACTTCGCCCCGACCAGTTCTCACCGCGCCGAGCACGCCGCTCGGGTGCGTGCGATTGCCGACGTGATCGAGGCGAGCGAAGTGCGACTGGACGCGCTCGAGCTCGCCGTGACCGAACTGCGCGCCTTCGCCAACATCTACGACCCGACTCAGGAGATCTGACATGTTCTCGAAAGCCACCTGGACCGGCACCATCTCATTCGGCCTCGTCAGCGTCCCCGTCAAGCTCTACGGCGCAGGCGAAGACCACGGCATCGAAATGCACGAAGCGCACCCCGCCGACGGCGGCCGGGTCGGGTACAAGCGGTTCTGCAAAGACTGCGGCGAAGAGCTCGCCTACAGCGACATCGGCCGCACCCACCTGGACGCGGACGGACATTCCATCGTGTTCACCAAGGACGAGCTCGACAGCCTGACCGACGCGAAAGACCACGCGATCACCCTGGACAGCTTCTGCGAGCCGCATCAGATCGACCCGCTGCACCTGGGCAAGACCTACTACGTGCGCCCCGATTTCCTGATTAAGAAGCGTGGCGACGCACCGAGGGCGAACAAGCCCTACGCCCTGTTCTCCGAATCGCTGCTGACCTCAGGCAAGGCGGCGATCGGGCGGATGGTGATGCGGTCCCGTGAGTCCCTCGTCGCCATCACCGTGCACGAAGATGTGATGGTGCTACGGATCATCCTGTGGGCCGATGAGATCCGCGAGCCCGTGTTCCAGGAACCCGACGCACCGGCCGTGACCGTGACCGCCGAAGAGACCACGATGGCATTACAGCTGGTGGATGCCATGACCACGAAGTTTGATATCAACTCGCACGTGGACCGGCGTGAGGCGGCGCTGTCGGATCTGATTGCGTCACGTCGGGTGCCGGTTCAGGCCGTGGAGTCGAACGTGGTGAGCCTGCTCGACCGGTTGCCCCGTCCGGCCGCTCAGACGGCGGTGTAGGGCATGACACGCGGGTCACTACCGTTGCCGCAGAAGCCGCTGCTGTCTATCCTTGTCGACATGTCAGCGGCGAGGGTGTCACGAGCGCAGCAGCAGCGTGCGCGGCTCAAGATAGTTCAGGAGCAGCTCAAGGAAGCGGTCGATTCGGAACGTGCCGCGTTTCTTGAGCACTGTGCCCAGGTGGAGCGCGACTACCTACACGCGGTCGCCGTCCGAAAGCAGCTGATCAAGGACTTCTACGCCACCGACCCGAACGACCGGCCGGCGCAGGTCAACGAAGTGGCCGCGAGCATGGGACTGTCACGGCAGCGGCTCAATCAGATCAACGCGCTGAAGTAACCGCCATCTGCATCAAGTACCAGCGCCGCTCGAGCAACCGATCCCGGTCCACGGTCAGCGTCTCGACCAGGTCCGGGAACTTGTCCCCACCGACCCACTTACGCAACCGGGCGGTGAGCACCAGCACATGCCGGTCAACGTGCTCGATCGTCGGAACCAGGTATTGGGCGCCCTGGCAGCCGAGGACGTAATCGGCGCCGACGCCTTCCGGTGGGGTTGTCAGTCGGCTCATGGTCGCCTCCTGCCGTCGAGCAGCGAACATGCGTAGAGCGGTCGGACTCAACGAACCTGGTTGCGGTCGATGACGAGGTTCATCACGTACGTGTAGCGACCAGTCGGACGGCAGTTCCGGTACTTCACGCCGTCGAACTCGATGGGGTCGAGCTCTTCCTGCTCGGTGGTGGTACCGAGTTCGCCATTAACGAGGCCGTGTCGGCGCACGTCGCGGGCGAGTCGCTCGAGGGCCTGCGCGTAGTGCTCCGCGTTGTCGACCGGTGCTGTCACGGCGGCCTCGAACTCCGGGCTCATACCTTGCATCCGTTGCTCCCCGTGAGTGGACCCACCGTGACCGGCTCACCGGCCGGCGGGTTGATGATGACCGGCGTGCTGCCGGTGTAGGAGTTCATGCACGCATCGGACGCGGACTTCGGGAAGCCCTCCCCTCCGACCCACAAATCGAAGTGCTTCGAACCCATCTTGGTGGCGCCCGAATCCTCAACCACGAAATACCGTTTGAGTCGAGCCACGTAGATGCGCGTACCAGCCGGGGTCTCCATGCCCTGGCCGCCGGAGCCCGGTACTGCCGTGGTGATGGGGTCGGCGTAGGTGCCCGTGCCGCCGGCCTGTTTATGTAGTACGCCGCAGCACACGGTGGACGATCCGGGCGGCGAGTTGTCTTGCCAAGAGAACCCGGTGACCTGCGCGTTTATCGTTTGTGCTGCACCAGAACGAACCGTTCCCCCGGCTGCGGCCGCTTGGCTCGAAGATGTGTCGGCGCTTGGGGTTACGGTGTCTGGCTGTCCTGTGTCGGGGCTGTCATCACCCGAGTCGTCGCCGTCGTCGCTGGACCAGCTGTCGTGCTGGTGGTGTGAGTGGCCATGGTGGTGACCGAACGGCGACGCCAGCGCAGTAGGCGTAAACCCAAGAGCAAGAGCAACAGTCGCAGCACAGACGATCAGAGTCTTCCTCATGGGATGCCCCCGGGGTTGGGCAAGAAAAAGCCCCACCGATCCGTGACCGGTGGGGCTGTCGCCAGGAGCGATGTCTCAGCTACGACTGACGATCTAAGCAGAGATTAGCGTTCGCGCTGGTCGTTGGCAAATATCACTCTTCCCAGCTGAGCGCAAGGGTGTAGGTCGAGCACGGGTGCCGAGTTGAGTCGCACACCCCACCACAGCAGTCGTTACCGCACGCGGTACAGATCAGCTTGTCGTAGCCCAGCACGGGGCCGTGCATGTCGAGGATTTCACGTCGGTGCCCAGTGGCGGTTTCCATCAGTCGCTGGTGCTCCGCGATCGCTTGCTCTCGCCACACTGCGTACTCGTCCCGCATGCGGCGTTGGTCGGCGAGGATTCCCCGCTGCCTGGGAGTAAGACCGTCTTCTCTACGGTACGACGCCGACAGCAGCAGTGAAGTAGCGAGCTCCTCGGGTGTGTACGACTCGGTCATGAGTCCATCCAGTCTCGCGCAAGGGTGTAGGTGGTACAGGGGAAGTGGGGCGAGTTGTAGTCGTCCTCGCCGCTGTCGCACCCTCGACACCACGCCTCGCCGAAGGCCACGTCAGGTCCGTGCAGCTCGAGGATGCGCCGGCGTAGGCCCGTCGCCTGGATGACCAGTGCGTTGTGCTCGTTGACCACATTCAGCGCGATCAGTAGGTAGGCGGCGTCTCGCGCCTCGCGTTCAGCGATGTGCCGGTCTAGTTCTTCCCCGCGTCCACACCTGCGCAGGACGTCGCCGACACGCTCGGCGCTGATCGGGTACCCGCGCGCCTCGCCTTCTTTGCGCATCTCCGCTTCGAAGTCCGGCAGCTTCTCGTCGGTGACAGGTTGCCTTGAACGCTCCGCTAGTACCCGCGCGTTCGTTGCCAGAAACTCAACGATCGCCTCCGGCTGCAGGAAGTTCGGCGGCACATGTTCGTCGGTCATGACTCCTCCGAAGAGTGGACGCAACTCATTAGGAATGATCGAGGTGGCTCATGCGACTGAACGGCTGTCCATCGGTCATGACGCAAGATCCTTCGGTCGGCCGCGCGCTTCGTCCTCGGCGATCTCGTTCAAAAGTGAGAGAACATCCCCGCATTTGTACAACGGCGGCCCCTTGAGCTTCAGCGGCGGGTGCTGGGTCAGTCTCCCCCGGAACGCATACCCCCGGATCATCGCGGCGGTGAGCGGTCGACGCAGCAGACCAGGTAGCGCCCGTGATAGTTCCACGGCGGTGAGCAGCTGGTCCTCAGCTTTTCCCAGCAGCCACCGCCGCCGAGCCTCAATCGGGTAGATGGCCCCGCAGTCCGGGGTCTTACACGCCACCTCAGCGGCCCGAGGGTGGGCGTAGAGGTCTTTGTCGCAGTCCTCGCACGGCCCGGCGAACACGCGCTGCACCGGGTGGTCGATCGTCCGTTGCGCCAACCCCCTCGCGTTCCCGATCTCGTCCGCGATCTGCCCGGCGGCCGGGTCGGTGAGGATGGTGCCCACATGGTCGAGCAGGTAGTTCGCCAGGCGGAGTTCGGTCCAGATCGTGTCCCGGTCCAGCCCGTCGAGGCGGCCGGCGATGTGCATGGCCCACGCCGCGAGGGTGGCGCCCAAGTCGCGGCGGGCTTCCATGGCGTTGATGCGGATCGGGAGTGGGCGTTCGTCGCCGGATCGGCCGGTGGGGTCGGAGAGTCGGTCTTGGCGGGTGATGGTGACTTCGAGGTCTTCGAGGAGCCACGGGATCGCCGCGAGGTCTCGGCGCACAGTGTCGGTGCAGTTGCGGCAGAGGTATCCGTTGTGCTGGGGGAATGCGCAGTGCGGGGAGCTGCAGATGGGGCTCAACACGACCTCCGGGACGCGGATGGCATACTTCGCGGCGGTGGTCATCTCCCCGACACAGTCAGGTGATCATCAGAACTAGTACGGGTGCTGGAATCTCTCCGACTTCCTCGGGTCGGAGAGACCACCCACGGGGGCTACTCCGGCTTCGGCGGAATGTCCTTCGCGTCGATGTACACGTGGTACGTCGGCTTCTCGAGGTTCATCTCCGCGTGGCTGTGCCCAACGCGCTCGAGCGCCTTGATTCGCCGGTGGTGGTCGTCTGACCAGATGATGCGATCCTTGACGGAGATCCGCAGGTAGCGGGATTGTGCACGAGTTCTCACATCGAAAATGCGGAGCACCTTGTTCTGCGCGTCCTCCCGCAGTTCGAGCGCTTTGATGCGAGTTGACAGCCGACCGATCCAGAGAACGGTTAGCAGCAGTCCGAGTCGCACAACCGTGTCGTCGACTAGATGCCAGATGCTCACGCCGCGTTCTCCGTTTCATTCCGCAAACAAGTCGATTCGTGGTGCAACGTCACCGCCACCAGATCAATCGGGTCCGCCCCGATCAGGACCGACCCGCAGCACGGGGCCTTGAACATCGCCCTCCCCCGCACCCGGGCGGACGGGTGGCGGCCCATCGCGACGGTGCGTTCGCTGCTGTGCGGGGGCGGGTCGTGGCGGGTGATGAGCCAGCCGGCGAGGGGCAGGGTGATGGGGAGGGTGGCGACGGCGATGGCGAGGAGCTTCAGGGGGGTCACTGGGTGTGCCGTTCCTGGCTGGTCAGATGCCAATGGCTGGTACCCGGGCACCGGTAAACCTGGCTCTCGTCCCGGCCCTTGCTGGCTACCTCCGCCAGGGCCATGACCGCCGCGAGCCGGTCGCGGTAGGTGAACTTGCCGCCCTTGGCGCAGAGCATTTGTCGCTGCCGTCGAAAGCGCCTCATGGTCCCGTCCTCCTGTTCGCGTAGTGCGCCACAGCCCACTCCACAAGATCCGCCCACACCCGGGCGCCGGCCTGGTGCGGGCCACACACCGCGCACGAGGCTTGCCAGTACCAGCCGTGGTGGATGCGCAGGCCACGGATGCGGATGCGGTGCGCGGTCACGGGGTGTCCTCGGCGACCAGCCGGTAGCAGCCCGTGGAGACTCGAACTACCTTCCCGGCCCTCTCGGCCCTGATCAGGGCCATGGTGATCGCCGATGGGGTCGCGTAAGCGCCAACCTCAACGGCCCTAAAAGCCAATTCCTTGGCGGTCACCCTCTCCCCGGGGCGCGTCAGATGAAAGATCATCTTCGAGACGGGCATCCGCGTCAGCGCCGGAGGGGGTACCAGCGTCTTCCGTGCCCGCAACTTATCCGCACACACGGTGAGTGCGCTGGATATCCGGTCCAGTTCATAGGCAACGGAATCGAATTCCCCCTTCTCGCAGAGGGACTCGATCGCCTGCGCGAACGCCTCACTCGATTCGTTCATGATCCGGTCCCCCTGTTCACGTAGTGCCAGGAGAAGACAGCGGGCCGGCACCGAACTGCGCGATACCCGGCGTCCAGCCGTACAGAACTTCCTCGAACCGTTCCGCGGCCGTCTCAAAGTTCTGGCCGCACCCGGAGCACGGGATGTTCGGCCAGATGAATCCGCCGCAGCCGTCGCCGCATGTGGCTGGCCAAATGTCCGGGTCCTTCAGCAACCCGAAAAATCCACACGCCAGGTTGCCGCACGCGTACTTCCTGACGGGAACAAGCATCGTCGGCTCAGTCACGGGCGTCCTCCCCCTCGAGTGGGAACCGCAGCGCGGGCAGCTCGCCGCTCCAGTGGAATACGCCGTCCGCGTCGGCGTGGTTGTGGCACCAGCAGAACGGGCGATGCCCGGGGTCACGGGTGAGGTCGACCTCGTCGAGCGTCGGCGCGGTCACTTCGCCACCTTTGCCAGCACCGCACGAGACTCGGCGACCTTGTTAGTCAGCAGCCCCATCCAGGTCACCCCATGGTTGCCTTCGCGGTGGATTACGCGGTCAGCGATAGCGGTGAGTTCGAACAGCGCGGCGGTTAGCTGCTCCACCCGGGCCTTGAGCGCGTCCCGCTCGGCGCGCGCCTCCTGAATCCCCCGCGCGCTCGCCGCCGCATCCAACTCGTAGCCGAACTTGGCCTCCTGATAGCCGGCATCGACGCCCTGCCTGTGCGCCACCGACGGCTGACCATGAACGTCGCACCACGAACACGGACCCTCGTAGTCGGGCCCCTGGGTGCAAGTGCATTCGCGCTGCGGCTGTTCACTCACTGCGCCGCCTCCAGGCCCACAGACTTCCGGGCGGCCCGCCGGGCAAGTCGCCGTCGTTTGCGGCACGGCTGGCACTCACCCCGGCCCCCGGGGAGCAGGTGGTCGCCGGACCCGCACCAAATCACCCGGCTGCAAGGCCCTGGTTCGTCCGCTACGGGACTTTCAGGCGCCGGAGGTGTCGCGGGTAGGGGATCGGTGTGCGTGAGCCTCAGGGCGCGTCTGGTGAGCATCTCCTCGGCCGTGTCGGTCAAGCCCAGCACGGACAGCACCGGCCACATGTCCTCGGTGCCCCGGAACTTGTGCATCACGGCGAGGGCGGCGCGGCGTTGACGGTCCGGCTCCGCGACCGAGTCCAGGGTGTAGCCGGCGCCGGCGTTGAACGGGTCGACGGTCATTCAGGCCACCTCATCCTCGTCCTCGTCCACGGGGTGCCCGTAGCCGGCGCGGCGCAGCAACATCGCCATCTGCTCCAAGGTCATCACCGCGAGCCACTCGTTCGCCCGGGTGTCACCGATGCCGACCCGTTTCCACACCAGAAACCCGACGTCGGCTTTCGCCTCATCAATCTGGGCGTCGAGTCCTTCGAGCCACTCGGCCCAGCGGGGGGTGCGGACGTTCTTCACCTGAGCGATGGCCGCTGGGCCGGGCACCAAATGCAGGTCTCCCGCATCACGGGCGTAGCCGGCGCGGGTTTTCTCACACCACGGGAAACCGAGCTTGTGCAGGGCGGCTTGGACGGCCCGCTCAGCCTGATCACCTTTGCGTTTGTTGGCGGATGTCATTTTGCCTCTTCCCTTGGCGGTGAAGCTGTGCTATTCGCGTGCGGCCACGCGCGCCGCACCCCCTCTAGAGGGGGGTGCGGGCGTGACTGCTGGTGGCGAACCGTGACTGGGCGCGTGACTGGCTGACCTGCGGTTATAGTTTTTTCGTGACTGGCGTGACTTGACGCGTGACTGGACCGTGACTGGCGTGACTGGGCGCGTGACTGGTAATCAGGGCTCATTCCGGGCCCCAGGACGTCTCCGGCGGCGACTCCGCCCACCGGTAACGCCACTCAGGGGAACCACCACGAGCGTTAAGGTCCCCGCGAACCTTCACCGCAAGGTGGTTTTCGACGAGCTTCTCGAGCTTCCGCCGGGTCCGCTCAACCACCGACTTAGACGGCTTCCTGTCCGAATCGGACAGCGCCACCGCAACATCGGAGATGGTCCACAACTTCCAGTGCTCCCCCCGCAAAACGTCAGCCTCATCGGCCCGATTTTCGAGCGTCGTCCGCCCCGCCTCATGGTTGTGAACCAACGTCAACGGCCCCACCACTTCGGCCGGTTGCTTCAGGTGAAGGAACTCCACAATGGGGTCACCTGCCTCCCCCCAAATGAGCACCACGGACCCGGCGCCGGCGGTGAGCTCCATGCCACCGTGGACGTCGGCGAGGGTCTTCGGGGCGGCCCCGGCAGTGCCTTTTTTGACCTGGTGGGCGATCTCCACGATCTCGATGCCACCGGCCAACGCGCGCTGCCGGGCACGGTTGTACTTCCCGGCCCGCTCGGAGTCCGATAGGCCCAGGGCGGCGTCTTTGACGGAGTCCACAATGATGGTGTCGGCCCCGTAGTGCTCGGCCATCCGAAGTAACACATCGGACCGGTCGGCGACGTCATATGGGAGCGGCCCCTTCCACACCGTCAGTCGTTCTTCTAGGAGTTGCCGGTCTCCTTCATCGACCATGCGGCGCATGGATCGGGCGATCTGGCGGGGTCGGTCCATGGCCAGGTACAACACTTTGCTGTTGGTGTGTTCGACGTCGAACCCGAGGAATTGGTCGGCCAACCCGACCCGGGCCAAGATCAGCTGCTGCACGGTGGTTGTTTTCCCCACTCCGGGGGCTCCGGTGATGATGAGGGCTTCCCCGGGGGACCAGATGACCTGATCTTTGGATCCCCACAACGCTTTTTCGTGGCTTGCGACCTGGAAGACGAATGTGGCCCCGTCGACACCGTGGCGGAACGGGTCGCCTTCACCTTCGAGTTGCAGGTCGTTTTCGCTGACCACACGGACCCCGGGGCCGAAGTCGGTGCCGTTGGTGGGCTGCTCGCGTTCGGGGACTGCGCGGGGGTGTTTGGCGCCGGCTTCGAACGCACTGCCGAGGGTGGTGCGGATTTCTGTGAGCCCGAGCCCGCAGGACAGTGCTGCTTGGGTGAGTTCCTCTTCCGCTTCCACCGCGTTCAGGTGTCCGGAGGCTACCAGCTGCGCAATGTTGAATCCGGCTTTGTTCAGGGCGTGGTTGCGTTGTCCTTCGCCGGTGATGGCGAGGGTGTCGCATTCTTTGGCGAGGGCGGCTTGGGCGTAGCGGGCGGCCCCGGGGTCGCCGGCGGGTACGGCGGAGAGGATGGGGGTGACGACACCGTTGGTGGGTGGTGTCGGTTTGGGGTTGCGGTGGGCGAACGCAGCCGCGTAGGGGTGGTCCTCGTTGGCCATGGGTTAGGCGGCTTTCAGCCTCTCACCGGCGCTTTTGGTGGCATCGGTGATTTGGGGTGATGGCCGCATGGACCACTGGTAGCGGACGCCGTTCTCCCTGACGGAGGGTGGTGCGACGACGTATCCGCCGACACCTCGGTAGTCGATGCCGGGGAACACGCCGGCGAGATTCCCACCGCCGGTGGGGGTGACGTACAGGTGTCGTCCTGAGGGGGTGGTGACGACACCGTGGACGGGTGGGTGTGCGGGGTCGTTTTCGAGGTCGAACCACGCCCAGATCCCGTTGGGCTTGTTGGGGCGTTCGGGGTCGTGGAGGTCTACGTCGACGACGTCGAAGGTGTGCCCGGTGGCGAGCCCAATGTTGGCTTGGGGGTGTTCGGTCCACCATTCGCGGATGCGGTTGGGGTTGGTGGTGGCGTCTTTGAACCCGTGGCATAGTTGGTGCCCGCATGTGGTGGGGCCGTCGCATTTGGTGGTTCGGCAGTCGCCGCATTTGCCGAGCGGGATTTTCCCTTTTGCCCGGAGTGGGAACACGGGCCATCCCCATGCGGCGTAGGCGAGTGCTGCTGCACCGAACTGTGGTGGGGCGGTTTCGTACAGGTGGATGGCGTGTTCGAGTTGGTCGGCGAGGTCGTCGTTGCCTGTGGTTGCCGCCGCCACGAAGTCTGCGATGAGTGCGGTGAGCACGTCGGGGGTGTACTCGCACATGGGGTGTGCGCGCTGGTCGTATTCGGTGACTTCCATCAGCTCACCGCATGTGGCGCAGGTTGAGTAGTTGTGCATGACGGGCCTCCGGTAGCGGGGAGCTGTGAAGGTTGGCGGGGTCACCCGCCGGCCGTCCTATAGGTAAGGACGGCCGGCGGTGACCGAGGTTGCCGTTTAGAACGGCGGCTGGGCGTTCCCGTTGATGTAGGCCCTGGCGATTGCCTTGTCGGCGTCGGTGGGGTCACCCAACATCCACGGCGCCGACTGCCCAGGCTTCTTGTTGCCTTGACCCAACCTGCCCAGGTTCATGCGCCCGGTGCCCACGTTGGAGCGGACCTGGGATTGCAGGACCCTGGGGAAGATGAGGGTGTCGGCGTGTACTTCGGGTGCGCCGGGGCCGTCGAGGATGATGACGTCTGCCCGGATGGCGTCGGTGGGCCCGAAGGTGGTTTGGATTTCCTTGGCGACCTCGGACGGCTTGATGAGTAGCAGCCGGTCTTTGAGGTCTGCCCAGACAACCCCGGTGGCGCTGGATGGGCCGTCGAACATGTCGGTGCTCATGCTTGTACTCCTTCTTGTGGGTGCTCCCCGTGGCTTGCGCATTCGTGTTGGAGGCGCAAGGGTTGCCACGATCTGACCGGCGAGTACTGGGGTGCCCAGCCCAACCGGGGTCCTAGGTAGTTCCACACCCGGTGCCGTACGTTCGGGTGGTTGAGGTCCACGTTGATGGGGATGTCGTGGTCTTCGAGGTGGACGATGAATCCGACTTTGATGCGGAACTTGATGGTCGGGGTTCCGCAGTGGGGGCAGGTGTCGGCCTTGGCTGCTGTGGATTGTTCGATCACAGCAGTGGGCCCATCAAAATTTTGGCTTTGCGCATGGTGCAGGCTTGGAGGAGTTCGTCAGTCCACTCGTTGGCCGCTGTTGCGCGACGCCAAATGTCGGTGAGGTCGTCGAGGCTGGTTGAGTTGTCCACGGCGACCAGGAAATCCTCGGTTTTCGGGGGTGCCCCGACGACCACGAGTTTCGGGCTGGCTTTGTGCGCGGCTGGTTCCGGCACGACCGTCAACGCCGCCCGGGGGGTGGGTATGAATGGTTCGGACAGGTTTTTCCGTGACCGCCACGCTCTGACTGGTTGGGCGAGGGTGGTGACGGCTTCCCACCCGGCTTTGATGTCAACCCAAACAAGGTTGCACACACCTTGACCGGCGGGGAGGTGGACGATGATGGCCCGGTCGAGGTCGATGGGCCAGGGGTCGGGGGTGCGTTGGCGGGTGCCCCAGTCGTAGGGGACGGAGTTGGCGTAGGTGGCGAGCTGCATGGCGATTTTCCCGATGCCCCATTCGATGGACCCGGTTTTGACGTCGCCGATGTAGCGGGTGCCGAGGTATTCGAAGATGCGGTCGGTGGTGCCACCGATTTTCAGGTCGTCTTGGACCCGGAATTGTTCGATGGTTTCAACGGTGAACGGTGAAGTGGCGTCGCGGTAGGCGTCGAGGTCGGCTTGGTAGGCGACGGGGATGACACCCAGGGTTTCGTTTCGGTCGACTCGTTCGGTGAGGGTGTGCAGCGCGGTCCCGGTGGTTGCTGCTGCTGTGGCGGCGGCTGCTTCGCGGGCTTGGTCGACGAGCTCGTTGAGTTTCTTTTTGTCGTCGCGGTGCGCGGCGACGGACAGCATGAGGTCGGGGCGGTCGGCGAGACCTAATGCGACCATGCGTTGCTGCCACAGCGACAGGTTGTAGGTGTCTTCGAGGCAGCCGACGAAGGTGGTGCACCGGGTGTAGGCGACAGGTTTCCCGCCGTTGGGGGGTGTGACCAGGGGTCTCCCCCACCGGTCGCGTGGGATGGGGGTGTCGAAGGCGTCGGTGGTGGTCATGGGAGTTGCCCTTCGCCGAGGTAGCGGGCGTACACGTCTTTGCCTCGGGCTGCGGCCTGAAAGTGCCCGGCGGGTTGGAACGCTTTGAGCTGGCCGACGTTGATGGCGTAGGCGGTTGACCAGGCCGCGCGTGGTGTTTTCTTCGAGACCAGGAGCGCCCACCGGGCGGGTTGCGTTTTCAATGCGAGGGATTCGTCGAGGTAGACGACGGCTTGCGAGGCTTGGGTCACGGGCGGGTTTTGCCAGGTGAGGTTCATGCGGCACCTGCGGCTTCGGCGCAGCCGGCGCACAGCAGTAGGACGTCGCCGAATGCGTGTTTCAGGGCTGATGCGGGCCAGTCGATGCCGCACGGGCACCGCTGCAGACAGTCCGGGTGGAAGTAGCCGAGGTCGGGCAGGTACACGAGTTCGCTGCGGTCGGTGAGCGCTCCGCCGCATTCGTCGCACTTCACCGCAGCACCCCCGCCCGCATGGCCAGTAGCACGGCGTGGGCTCGGTCGTTGGCCCCGAAGCGGCGGTAGAAGTCTTTGAGGTGCGTGTTGACGGTGTGCCGCGATAGGTGTAGTTCGGCGCCGATTTGGGCGTTGGTCATGCCTTCGGCGACGAGGGCGAGGATTTGGACGTGGCGTTGGCTGATGGTGGGGTCGGTGTTGTTCACGCGGCCTCCACAAGTTCGAATGCGTCGCGGAGGATGTTCAGGTGCCGGTGGTCGAGGTCGCTGAACTGGCAGTGAATTCGATCTACGCAGAGGTGCGCCTCGAGCACGATCTGCAGGCGTTTGCCGCAGCGTGGGCACTCATCAGCTTTCACGTCGGGTCCTCCTCGAACAGGGCGAGGACGTCCTCGCGGGGGGTGCACTGTGAGCAGCCCTGAGCCAGCCGCAGCGGCGACCCTGTCCATACCTGCCACATGTCCACGCCGCAGATGGGGCACGTGGGCCAGGTGGCGTTCACGTCGCCGCCTTCAGCACGAACCCGTCGGCCAGAATGTCGGCCACCAGCGCCTCGAGCAGCGACCGTTGCCCGTTCCACCCGGCCATCCGCCAGGTCAGCTCGGACAGCAGCAGCGGCCGGATCGTGGGCCGGAAGAACCCGACCACCGTGCGGGCCTCGTTGAGGTCGGCGCGGAGTTTGATGGTGGCGGGGTCGAAGGCGTTGGGGGCGGTCATGCGGCGTCCCTCAACTCCCTCGCGCTGGGCAGGTAGACCCGAACAGCCTCTTCAGCCAAGTAGTAGTTCGCACCCTTGATCTCGACGATCACGCCGTCGCCGTAGTAGTTCCGGTAACGGCCACAGATGACGCCGATCCCGTGCTTGGTCATTACTTTCTCGTCACTCATGGCAGGTCTCCTGTGCAAGGTCGTGTTCGAGTTGGGCGGCCAGGTAGTCGGCGCGCATCACGCTGATCGGGATGGTGTTGCCGTCCCACTCGCCGAGGATGACCTTGACGGGGATCGGTTCACCGCACGTGTCGCAGTCGAGTAAGCGCAGCTCAGCCATCGATGGCACCCCGCTTTCGACGTGACCACTTCGATGCCACTGCTTCTGACAGCGAGAACCCCTCTGTGACCGCGATAGCCATGCACACGATCACCACGTCGGCGGTCTCGTCGCGCAGGTTCTGCGTCCAGCCCCCGACTGGCACACAGCCCTCGTGGCCGAGCACGCCGCTGACCGCGTCGCCGAGTTCGAGCGCCTCTTCTTCCAGCTTCTTGAACTGAGCGAGCAGGTCGCGCTCTGGCCCGAACCGCTCAATCAGCCACTCGCTGACCTCGGTCTGACTGGGCCCCATCATCGGTGATCGCCCCCGTGCTCGGCGTGGTGTCCGCCCTGGCTGTGCGAGCCCTGGTGGTGTTCGCCTACGTTTCCGTCGTGGCGGTGGTGCTGGTTTCCGCCGGAGTCGGAGGGGTGTCCGTGAAAATCACCAGATCCGTCCACGTGGTGTCGTCCGGACCGTTCCCGATGGTGACCGTCGCCCATTCCACCGGCGGAACCCGCACCGTGATCGTGTCCTCGGTGACTTCCCCGCTCGAAGTGATCGTGGTGCGCTTGTAGGTGGCGAACCTCGGCTCGGTGCCGTCCGACATATCCGTCTCCCTTGTCAGAGCGGTCCGCACTCCCCCCTTCGGAGCGCGCACCACCCTTGCGTTCATGCATCACGAACACGGATTCATGTATCGGGGTCTTGACCGCGACCTTGTCCAACCCCCGGGGCCACCGCACCAGCTCAAGCCCGGCGCCCATCCCTGGCAGCACATCCAAGGGCCGGGTCGGTACCGGTGCGTGCGCGGCCGGCGGCGACGTCAAATCGCGGGTCAGCGTGGTGGGTAGCGGGGTGAGCGCCATACCGAGGACGCCGAGTCCGCCGAACACGGCGGCGTTGACGGTGATGGCCAGGGCGAACTGGCCTCGGCTGTCGCGGTTGAGACGGTGGCGGCTCATTTCCACGTCTCCTCAGGTGATGGATCCAGGTAGCGCATGATGAGGTCCGTCGCCATTTCCGTTCGATTCTCACACTCGAACTTGAGTCGTTTAATCCCGACTGCTCGCATGATCTCAAGGAAATACCAGTCGGAAACAGCTTGGATATCGTCTCCGGCGAATCTGCCTTGTTTCATAGCTGCCCGGGCTCGGCTGCACGCCAAGCACGATCGGTGATTAGGGTTTTTCCGCGCCTGGAGATTCTCTGGAATGAACCGGTGGCGACGATTGCAGTGATACGCGTTAGTCAGTGCGTTATGACCGTGTCGTATCCTGTCATGCTGATTGGCAGATCCGGTGTCATAGCGCAAATTGTCTAGACAGTTGTTGCTGGGATCCCCGTCGTTGTGGCAGGTTTCCGTACCCTCGGGTGCGGCGCCGACGAATGTGGTAAGCACCAGCTGATGGACCAGGAGGGTCTTGCACCTTCCGTCTCGGCAAAGGCTGACATGGACGTATCCCTGAAGGTGATAGCCGAACCTAAGAAGCCGTCCTTGCAGTCTTCTCTGATGTCCGTTGGAGTCTGTGATCGTTCGGGGCACGCTTTGGACCCTGCCGAAGTTGCTAACCTGGTAGTGGTCCTCCCATCCAACGACGGGAAGCCATTTTTCGACGGGTGTCACAGTGCCTCCCTGATCAGATTTCGGAGCTTCTCCGACACGGCGCTGGTCAGGGCGCCGACCGAATCGAGATGGTCGATGTAGTCGAGGAGCCGGTTGAGCGCGTCGCGGTCAGCTGCCATCGAAGCGCCCGCTCTCGGCACTCGGAGGCGGCGGCAACTTCACGTTGCCCCACGGCCGGTACCCCGGTGGCACCCCGCCGAGGGTGGTCCTCGCGTGGCACTCGGTGAGTTGCGCTTCGAGTGCTCTGATCTCGTCGAGGAGCTCGAAGCACTCGACGGTTCGGTCGATCATCCCGGTCAGCGCACGTGCGTAAGCGGTAGGGACGTCAGTCATCGGTGTTGTCCCCCTCGAGCATTGCCGCCGCCTGCAACATCCCGTTGCGCCACTCGGGCAACGGCGACCGGATCGCTTCCTCGCGGATACGCATGGCCACCTCGCGGACACCGGTCCACTTCTCCACACTCCGCAGGGCAGCCCGGAGCGCGTTGTTCTCTTCCTGCAGCTCTTCACGGGTCCTCACGCTGTTGCCCTTCTATCGCCCGCCCAGATCTCGCCAAGACGAGAGCCGAGCAAAATCGCGCCAGCTACCCAAAGCACCGCGCAGATGAGTCCGATGACGGTGGCGCCGACCGTTGCCGCCCCTCGTTTCGCGTAGTACCGCTTCGAGGTCATCGGGCACCGCCGGAGAACTGCAGCTCCATCGCTTCGAGGGTCTGGGGGGTCAGTGCTTTGCGGTCGGCGATAGCGATTGCCTTACCGATAGCCAGAGAGAACAGGGCGGCGGCGAACACCCAGAGGAAGAAGATGAACAGCCACATCATCGGCCGGCCTCCTCGGGGAAGTAATACGGAATCCCATCGGGGGGAACGGGGCGACCGGTGTCCATTGACAACTTGATGCTGTAAGACATGGTTCCGTAGGTGACCCCACTGAACGGCTGCACCGCATCGGCACTGAACTTGATCGTGGGGTATTCCTTGAGTCCGTACTGGCGGACCTCGGCGGCGATGCGTTCAAGACGCTGGGCGATGTCTTCGATCACGTCTTCGATCACCGGTTTTCCTCCCGGTCCCGGTTGCGCTGTTCCCACAGCTGGTAGCCCCGCACGACTGAGTCCACGCCTAGGTAGATGATCACGCCGACCGCCGCGAGCAGAAGCGCGAAGATCAGATAGGTGGCGATCACGATCACCATCACGCACCCCCGGCGATCAGCTCAGCCATCAACACGGTCGCCTCAACCGCCGGCGACGTGACACCGCTGCGCAACTCCGCGAGCGCGTTGGCGATCTGCTCCCGCTGAATCGCGGCATCAATGCTGGTGTCGAACCGCAGGAAGTCCTGAGCCTTGATCAGGGTGGTGCGGTAGGAGGCGCTCACGCCGCACCGCCGATGGCCATCACGGGGAAGCCCTCGGGCGGGTCCGGCACGAACATGAACCACCTTTCGGGCAGCACGTTGAACGTGACCTCGGACGTGCCGTTACTGGTGGCTCGGTGGAGTGCCTGCCGGGCGTTCATGCCGGGTTCGATGTAGCCGGCGACTGGGCGTCGGTAGTCCAGCTTCACCGAGTACATCCACTTGCCGGAGGGCTTGAACACCTCCGCCGGAACTGCCGACAGCCAGCCCTCAAGAAACGTTTGAATGACGGCGTCACGGCTGTCGTTGGCCAGCTCCTCCGCGATGGCCTGCGCGAATTCCGCCCGGGCGGTCATGCCGCACCCGCCAACCAGTGCTCAGCGGACAGGACGAGGGTGTTCGCTACCTCGGTGCACTCGCAGCCGAGCTCGAGGTCGGCGATCGTGGACCAGCAGTCGCGGCAGAGCTTCGCGGCGACCTCACCGGGCCGAACCTGCAGCCGGGCGGCGGCCTCGAGGAGGGAGAGCAGGGTGAGCCGGCGGGCGGCCTCGTCGGCGGTCATGCCGCACCCCGAACCAAGTGGCCCGAAGCAGTGCTCGCAAAGTGGGCCGGTGATCTCGTCCGAGGACAGCGCCACGGGCATCTCGTTGGACGTCACCGAGCCACCGCAGGCCAGGTAGCAGTTGATGCGACCGCCGAGACGCGTCCAGCCCAACACCCGGTGGATCTCGGTCCAGAGCGGGTCGCTGTCGCGGATGGCGAGCTCGGAGGTGTGGACGGTGCTGATCACGGCGATGTTGCGTTCCGGGGCGGTCATGCGACGTCATCCCCTTCAGCCGCCGACACCAGACCGACACCGGACTGACACGCGGTCGCGGCCTCGAACCCGATCGGGTTGACCGACCGGCGCATCCGGTGACCCAGGTGCGTGACCTCGGTGGCGGGCTTGTCCCCTGTGTCGGGCTTGGGGTCGGTGGCCTTCGGCTTGGGGCGGGGACGCGGGGTCGGGCGGGGTCGGGTCATGCCTGCACCGCCCGGTGCTTGCCGCCGTGCCGCTGGGCTGAACGGGCGATGAGAATGGTGTGGCCTGTGCCCACGGAGCCACCGTGACGGCTGTGGGTTGACCGGTGGTGACCG